CAACTTTTTGTCCAACTTTAAACATTTTGTCGACTCCGTTTGTTTGTGTTTCTCATTATCTAGATAATAACACCAATGTGAAATAAGTCAAGCACCTTTTTTGTCTCTTAATGCAATTTCTTCTGGCGTCATAAGTTTCGTCCAAGCGGCGTAGGCGGCATTGCGTAGGTTTGCAATTTTTGCTTTTGGCATATTCTGTGGGAATTTTCTTCCCTCAATGGCCCAAGGGAGAATATCATGAACTCGATAACTGTCCAAAATAATACGCGATGCCTGGCGATACGTTACCATGCGTTGCTTGTCATACCAGGAAACATAGTCAATTTTGCGAGCTCGGATTTCAAGTGGAATTTAACTTTCAAAGGGGCATCACCAATTTGCGCATTAATCCACTTGTGTGCGGGCACCAAGTTCCACCTACTGTTAGGTACACACTTGGTCGAAACTAGGTGTTCTACGGTCGCCGTAGAGCCCACAACAATAGTCTCACCGGTGTAGAAACAAACTGCGGTTTTATCGTCACCGAACACACTTTTTCTCCGACGCTGGCTTGGCCAATCAGACATCATGCTGCCTCCCGCCAACGAAGGAGTGTTTCAACCGAGACGCCTAACTCTTCTGCTTGGCGCTCGCACTCGATATCAAATTTTTCGTCCTTGCCATCGAGTAAATCAAGCTCTCGCTGGATATCTGCGTCTGACATTGTTTTGAAGTAAAAGTGACGGGGACGAACACCGTGAACGGTTTTGAAGTAGTCATAGAGCTCCATCTCCAGGAGATAACGCTCAAACTCTGCCGGAGTGTGAATACCATAACCAGCCCAATGCTCAACGTCATTTGTGAGCATACCGACAACAGTGCCGCCTTGGATCTCAGCTATTTGCTGAAGTTCCCAATTTTGTGCGTCGATATAAACTTTAAGTTCGTTTGCCATGTTTTATCTCCTGTTTTCTCATTATAAGATAACATCAACATGATATAAGTCAAGCACTTTTCTGGAGGATAAATAAACAAAACAACAGGAGACCCTAATGAGAAAAATAAGAGCGTCCGGAGCAATCTTTCTAGCAATTGACACAGGGAAAGTTATGCTGTGCCTACGATCAGATCAAGTAAGCCATGGAAATAAATGGGGATTCATTGGTGGAAAAATAGAAAAGGGTGAAAATGTTCTTCAAGGTTTAGAACGTGAACTCAGAGAAGAAATTGGATTTGTCCCGAGTTATCTAAAAGTGTATCCGTTCGATCATTTTGTCAGTCACGACCAAAGATTCGAATATAGCAGCATTGTAATTTTCACAGCTAAAGAGTTCACGCCTACTTTAAACCATGAGAACTCAGGATATTGTTGGGTGAATCCCGGTCTATGGCCGAAGCCACTGCATCCAGGAGCAAGAGCTTGCCTAGAAAATAAATTCTTGATTAAAAATTTAGAAGATGTTAGAAAGCAACTTTTAGCTTAGTGCGACCGCGACTGCGAAAGCTTCCTCAGCCGTTACGCTTCCGCTAGCGCCTGACGTTGCGGTGATGTTTAACCAAGTCGTTCCGTTGGAGACTTGTAGATTGGTTCCATTCCATCGAATCATACCGGATGCGGCGGATGCAACAATACCGGAACCTTGTCCGACTTGAAGCGCTCCGTTAGCGTCACCGATGGTGACAATACCGTCTTCTGATGTTACTGTTTCAGTTGATAGATTGAAATCAATTCTAGCCATCGATCACTCCCTTTAGCTAACCTTTACGACGTTGTTCACAATCGTCCAGTTAATTGTATTTGCTGCGTTCTGACCAGTAACCGTAAACTGAACTGAGTTAGCGTTTGCTGCTACTGCGACTGACCAAGGCTGCGTAGAACCTGCGCCTGCCAAAGCAACAGTCGTTGTTGAAGGGGAACCGACAATTGCGACGCCTGCTGCGCCTGCTCGTCTTGATCCACCAACAACATTGAACATTGCCGTGTCAGTTCCGGTTGTTGCATCTCTTGCAACAATTTGTGCACTAAAGTTCCAAGCAGTGGATTCTTCCATAGTGAACAATGCGGTGTTAGAAGGCGTACCGGATGAAGTAGAGGTTGTTCCAACCAATTTCTCAGTTGCTGTTGGATCAGGTGGACCAACTTCAATCCAAACTGAACCATTATAAACTTCAAGTTTTCCTGAAACCGTGTTATAATACAAGTCACCAGTTGCTGGGCTTGCCGGCAAAGTGGTATTGACAAGCTGAACCAATTGCCAAGCAACCGGTGACTCATTAATACAAACTCTTACCTTATTGTCGGAAGTGTTATAATAAATCTGACCTAAAACTGGATCAGTCGGTGCCGTCGTGTTAGCGAAATTCTCCATCAAGTGTAGGAAATTTTCGTTTTGAACTTCACCAAAACCTGTGGTTTTTCTACCGATAAATTTGACAGAACGACTGGTATCGATTGAATTATCCGCAACCGTTGCTAACAAACTACCATTTCTTCTGTTTACTTCATAAGCCATTTAGAACTCCTTCTTTCTATTATTTAGTCAGAACCGTTAAACCAACTGGTTTCGGAGCGAGTAAACAATTTCAATTTCTCTGTTAAGTGATTTCTGGATTGGGTGGAAAATAACATGCGTAATCAAGTTTCCTGAGTAGTCTTTCAACCCAATTTCATCGAATACAAAATTTCCTTCTGTAGACGACGCAGTATCAAAGTTATCCTGTCCTGAAGGCTCACCAAAATCTAATGTCGTTGTGATAACGATATCCGAAAACAAGTTACCCGAAACGTGACTAATTTCCATTTTATTATTCTCGGGATCAGAGTTTGAAATATTCTCATCATCAACTAATTTTGAATAAGTCGAATTATACAAATCCGCTGACTGGCCGATTGTGTTGGATGGAAGATAAGTAATTTCTCCAATTCCGTTTACAGTTGAGCCACCGTTTCCGTAGAAAATCTTTTCGATCTGACCATTCGACTTGTTTGCTAATGATCTAGCGACCGCAAGCGAATAGTTCTCAAAATGAATTGCGTTGTTCTTGTCTAAAATGACTTCTTTTGTGTTCTTGTCTCTAATCAAAAGATGACCAGTCACTTTAAGAGTAGCAATTTCGTTTGGTGCACGTTCCATATCTTCTGTGTCCTTTTTGTCAGAATCCTTGTTCATCTTATTTATCTATTTCCCGGCGCTTCTTGAAGGAAGCGACTGATTACACTATTGCTAGTTTGGATTTCGTCAGGAATGATTAGCTTGCCTTTATTTGGGCGGTTTTGGATACGAATCAAACTTCCAGTTGCTGGTTGTAAGCCAGAAACGAATTTAATTTGTCTACCAAATACACTGTAATCAACGTTTCTGGTCTTTAACTCTTGCTTAGACCCAACAATTACCTTTCCTGAAGGATACGAGATACCGACCGGAACGCCGATAAATGATCGAGTTAATTCTCCTAAGATATGAGCGCCAGTTTCGCTAGGATCATAATAACCAAATTCAATCTTTTCTTGATCGATCCAAAGAGCGCCGGTGTCACCTATTCTAGTTCCTTGTGCTTGTAATAGAGTCCCGTTTACAACCAAGATAGTAGATGCTACTGAAGAAGCAATGCCTAATTCAGTTAGTGCTGTTCCAACTAAGTTTGCAAGAGTAATTGCACCACCAACCAAGTTCACAATTTGTAGACGATCATCTTTATCTCTTGCAATAATGTTTTCAATTCCAGCTGCATTGATATCAGCAACAACATTCGCCAACGCTGTCGAAGTAAATTCAACGCTCGTACCGTTAATCACAATACCTTCGCCGGATCCGAATGTAACCACCGGAGTCGTTACCGTTCCTGTGGTTTGACCACCGAACAAGTCTTGAAGAGCATATCCAGAACTGTTCTCAATATTCAAAGCACCTCCGCCTGCGTGGCTGAATGTGATAATATCTGCTGCTACGCTAGCAGTGAGACCTCGATCAAATAATCCCGGTAACGCTTCAACATCAGTTTCAACCGACGCTGCATCCGTTCCGGTTAATGATAAGAACTCATATGCTCCACCGTTAAGTTGGATTCTAAGAACGTCCCCCGACTTTATCGATCCTGCTGGATTTGCGATATCCGTCGTCAATGTCGTAGGAGAAGGTAAAGTGAATACGCTTGAATCTTGCACAATGATGGTATCATCACTGATTTCTAGATCAGCTGCTAACTCTGTTGCTTCCCGGACCCATACGCTAACTTCTGTTGGATCAGTAATTTCACCTAAGATGTTGTGAACAAAAATACCGGACTGTTGGGTTCTGTAATTGATACGTGATCTTTTTTCAACTTCTATCTTTTTAGGCATATCCTGTTTCGACGAAGCGTCAACTACTTTCGTTCCTGTAGAGTGGTTGAGACCCATACCGCCGTTTCCGTTTACACCCGGACGCAAACCGGTCAACAAGTGAGGAGAAACTGAATAATCAATTCCCCAGAATTCTATTAACTCGCCGTCGATATAAATTCTTCCCGGGATACGTTCAGCTGCCGGTACGGTTACCGGAGAAGGCTGACCCAATACGGCTGCGTCCTTTACCGAAATTGTCTGGTCAATTCCTGAGTCATATTCGCCAACCAATTCGGTGGTGTGTTTATCAGCGATGCGTTTAAACTCAAAATCTCCTCGTGGAGTTTTAATCATTCGGAACGCTGCTGGTCTCGAGGCTGATCTCTCGGTGGTGTAAGTAATTTGAATAACCGAGTTTAGATGACTAAGAGTATCATCTAAGAATTGAATTGTTCGGGTGTCTGCAAGTGAATCAACAATGTAAGAATAATCAATACCTTCGAACTGAAGAACCCCGTCCATATAAACCCAAATATCACGAATAGTCGTCGGAACATTACCAATATCGTACGCTCGATTTGAATTTCCGTGGTAACATTCATTACGCATTCCCATACTCAAATCTTCAGGTAATGTGATAATTCTCAAATCTGTCGGGTTGCTTGCTGTTAATGTATCGTTAGCGACCACTGTATCGCTTAGAACAAATTCTTCAGATCCAAATCCTAAGATAAAGATTTCGGCATTTAGACTCGGAATAGAGTTGAATATGATATCATTTCCAGAAACCGTATAATCGTCACCAATACCCTCAGTTTGCAAAACTTGATTAAGATAGACTGCATAAGTTCCAGCAAAGGCCACCGGAGCTGAACTGGTATAGGTATCTTCACCTGCTTCAGCCAAATAAACCTTTGTATATGGCGCACGAAGTCTTTTACCGGTTGCTAAATCCCAAGCCTGAATTCCCATATAACCAGGAACAGTGCTTGTGGGTGGATTATCTAAGGTCGCTGTAATTGCGCTCGTTTCAATTTGTGATTGAACTTCGGTAAAGGTAATATCAGTAAAGACTGTGATAGCAACCGTTGCTCCTGCCGGAACGACCGGAGTATTGATAGTGACAATACTACCAGAAACAGACGTTGTTGCTACTTCTCCATTTACCGTAGCGAAAACATATCCGGGGTCAGTTATAACGACTTCTAAATCAAACGCAGAAAGATTGGTATCATAAGTAATTAATCTTTTCTGGATAGGAGAGCCACCGAAACCGTAATGCATAAATGTCATTTTCGTTGTATCAACCGGCGGGGTTACCAAGGTAACTCTAGGATTGGTAATATGATCGTCTCTTTCTGACGTATCGTCATAAGTTGGATCATTCCAAGAAACAGTGTAATCGGTTGTTTCTCTGGTAATCAAACCATCTTCGAATACAAGAATTGCTTCAGACGATTGCGGAAGATAAGATAACTCATAAGTATCTGGAATTTCCGATTTGTAGAACTCTTCAGTTGACACGTCAGGACCACCACCAGTCGAAAGACTCAAATCTTCCTCAGCCAAATCGTAGCCTAGAGTATCATACGGAGAGTCATCATATCCGGGATCAGAACCTAGAACCTGCGCCTGGTTGGTGTAAACTCTAATCTCTAAGTTTTCTAAAACCCTAATAGGAGAAAGTTCTTGTGGGTGATTTCTATCCCAATGTGGTCTTAAGAATCCTTCACCTTCTAGGATGACATCTTCATCTCCTACGGTAGGATCCCAATCTTCGCCAGGGGCGTAAATTTTGTCATACAAATATTCGTAATCGATCACTGCGATATAAATTACCACGCCGACCGGAGGCGGAACATCGAATACAACGTTCAATCCTTCTACGGTGTAGGTTTCAGTGGTTAGTGTTCGAGTGCCGTCTGGTTGATCAAAATAGACCCATACCTTTTTAGTTTCGAACGGAACGTACGGTAACGGGAAAGTAACCGAGGCAGGTGGTGCCGGAACGGGAACGTCAACCGTTCCCCAATCTAAGGTAGTGGTTGCTGCTGCATTAATGAATCCGTAATCGTCAGTGTCAGTTGCCGCATCGATCAACAAACCATAGTCAATAAAATCTAAAGTCGGGGTTGAACTGACTTCATAAAAAGCTTCTCGAACAGGAACGTCGTAACCGAATTTTTCAAAGAATTGTGAATCATATCCGATCTCGTCAATATTGATAGCGCCACCGGAAACCAAAAGACCTTGGAAATCACAATCCATAAGCTCTTCAATTGATTTCTTTTCCTCATCAGTTCCTGGCTCATAGAAAATCGAAATTCTATTAGCAGCTTCTGACAAATTGGCTTGCTGAACATCGAAATTATCATAACCAAGTTCTTCTTCGTCTAAATCAAAAGAGAAATCATATTCCTCAGTGTCATATCCAGGCAAATCAGTAACACACGAAACTCTGTCAAAATGAATTGTCGTTTTGGGATTCACAATCTCAGTGACTTGCAAATTGACATTTTCGAGCGTAGCTGATTGCTTCTCGGTTAGTCCAGAGAAATTGGTGTGATACGGTTTGGTTTCTTTCAGATACTCTAACAGATTTTCAACCTGATCAGCCGTGTCGATAGGAGTCTGCGCAAGGTTCGCATTAAAGCCTTTAACAAAAAGCAAGCTAGTTTTGAACGCCCAATCAATATCTTCTTGCTCATCTAGGACATGCCGTAGCATCGCAAAGAAGATTTCATTCTGATGACTCATTAAGAAACTCCATTGTTTCTGTTATTTACCATATCAATCATCGAAATAATCTACGAATTTTCCAACTGCGATTTTTCCTTCTGACTCTAAGTCGACATCCGAAAGATCAAACGAATAAAGTAAATCGTTTAGTTGAACAGTGCCGTCTTCGATTGCAATCGTGTGCCAGAAAACACGGCCTCCAGCAGCTTGATATTGTGACCATATCCAACGACCTTCGCCGTTGTCCAGAACTTGAACAATATGACCGTTTGGATGTGCTGCTGCGTGTGCTTCAATTATAGAATCAGGATGAGATGCATCACGTTCTGCTATTGTTGCGAAAATTGTCGTTGGTGGAGTATCTTGGCTAACACCATCTCCGGAATCAGCGCCGCCTAATGTTTCTAGATCAGGGGTGTACCAATCAACATACGACCAATAATTCTGCATATCGAAATCTTCTTTATCGAGCAAGGTAAAGGCAGAACCATCATAAGACCAGTGAGTCCATTTGTTTTTATCTTGTTCATCTTCTTGAACCAAAACAGTCATACCGGATTCGAACAACGGATTAGTGGTTAATGCATCGCGATCAATTCGAGTGTTCACGATGAAATCATAGTCAGTTGGTTCTGGATCTTTATCTAAGAAAATAGCAGACCAACTAGCATCATTGTCCACCACGTTCTCTTCAATTAAGAGACGATTTGAAGCATTGACGAACGTTCTGCGTGCATTTTCTCTATCCACGAACATAGACTGCCGGGGTCTAATATTCACTCCGTAACGTCTTGATTCGTTTAGGTTTAAATCCGGAAGACTGAGTCCTGTGGCATCCTCACCTACAAGGCTATATTTCAGTTTAGTCCAAATTGAAGTTGGAACCAAATCATCAGATGTCTCACGTAGAAGCTTCCATTCTTTGTGGACATTCTGATCATCACTCGGGTCTTTTCTAAAGTTGACTTGAACAATGACGTCATCGTTAATGACAATGTTCGTTGTATTTCCAACAATAAACGAACTGGTGTAAACACCTTCAACTGCTTGGGTTTCAACCGGACTGAAGTAAAGAACTCCTGATGTCTTTGGAGAGTCGATAATGTTTTTCGCATCGAATGCCGAAATCTTTCTAAACGGTTTATTCGGTCGATAACGAGGATTCAATACCCAGAAATAATAGAACGTCCTGTTATGTTGAGTGGACTTATCAAATTCTACTCTTTCTACCCAAGCAGGGTTATCGCTATTCTTGACTGTTCCACTTGGAAGATAATCTGAACTTGCATTTGCTGATTGATCCGAAACGTAGGTATCCCAACCAGATGGCGGAACCGGTGAACGAGTCCACTCGTAAAGGTCAATAGAAGATCCCGGAAGCTTTCTGCCCCAATACTTTCTACGATAAGCCAAATTGCTTTGTTCGTAGTCTAAGTATCTTACTGCATTAATGTCCCACCAAACTCTTCCGACTTGTTCAATACCCCAAGCTGATTCAGTGTTCTGAATAACCGAGGTATCATCGCCGGTATTATAAACGGCCGGGTCGATTTCCAGCATGTAATAAACTTCTGATGTTGCTTTGCCCGGGATTGCTCTCTTAATAGGATCCCAAACAGACAATTGACTAATAGTCTGATTCGAAATTTTATCAAATAAGAACACTGATTCGATGATTGCCGTGTCTATTCTATCCTTTTGATATCTTACTTGATCCCATGTTGCGCCATTGTATTCATAAACAGACCAACGAGGATTGCCGGAATCAGTTAGACCTAGATTCACTTCACTGTCAGGATTGACAAATTGTCTCTCACCGGCTAACCATCCATCAGTCGGTGCGGAAGTTCCTAGATTAGCAACACTATCACGTCGCATTGTTTTCCAAATATAAAAGTCCGGTCCTGTTCCTACTGCTGTATATGTTGCATCGAATCCAAAGTCAGAAGCTGCGTTTCCGGAGAATGACAACGCCGTACCATCTAATTTTCTAAATGTCAAGAAACCGTTTGCATTTTCAAATTCAACATTCGGAATGCTTGCGGCATTTATCTGAGATACCACGTCTGCATAAGAAACCGTTGCTCTGTATTCACTCTCTAATCCAAGCTGAGTTGCCGCCGTTCCTGTGATAGCAATAATAGTTGAGTTACCGAACGAGAACGAGACGCTAGTGTCTGATTCTTCAGTTGCCGGCATTCCCGCTGCAACCATTTCGGCCACAATTTGTGTGAGTGTTCTACTTGCATAGAAAGTTCTTAGACCGAAGTCAACTGACGGAGTTCCTGTTCCGTCTGCAATTGTGATTGATCCGCCGTTCTTTTTCTCGAGTTGAATTTGTCCTGCTACATCCGTTGCTTCGATGTCGGTAATATCAAATGCTGTGTTCATTACACCAACATAGTCTGCAGTGGTTTTGCCAGCATAGACTTGATCGAATCCGATAATCTCTACGGCATCTTCTGCAGCATCGACGTTGTAAATGTAGATGTCTCCACCCGTTCCGTGAGTAATATCAACTGCCCCACCAACATCCAATGCAGTAAGATCCGGAATCGCTGCGGTATTGATGTCATTCACGATTGCTGTTGTATCACCCGCGCCAGTAAAGACAACAACGCTTCCGTTAATATTCAAACCGTTTGAAGCATCAACAGTGACAACCGGAGTGGTGTTTGTTCCAGTCACGTTAGTGTTGAAAGCAAATCCTAATTCTTCAAGAGCATCTTCGGTTGTTCCGATTGATCGCAACGTGATTGGATTGTCGGCATAGTTCCAAATTCTTAGACGATTACTTGACGAACCACCTTTATCTGCAAAAATTCTATTAATCGCTGCGGTATTGATGTCATTAATAATTGCATCCAAGTCACCGGTACCGGTCCATACCACATCGGTACCGTTAATATTGATACCGTTTGTGCCGTCGACTACGACTGTTGGGTTAATCGTGTCGCCAACTTGGTTGGTGTGCTCAAAGGTAATAGGATATCCTTCGATTGTCATGGAAGTTGAAGGACCTGCCGAGCGTAAATTCGGATTTGTTGTCAACCCAGTTACGATGTTTCCGATGAAAGTAACTGAGTCTCCGTCAACTGTTAGGTCGAGTCCACCAAGATTAAGATTCTCGGGACTTGTTGTCGTGCTAAATTCGTTTAGATCAGTCGTAGTGAACAAAATGTTGGTTGCATCAATAATCAAGCTGTATCCGTAACTTGTGACAGGTGACTGATCTGCTGCAACTGCTTCAGTAATCCAAGACATACCGTCAGTTGCCGGAGTATCAATTTGGAAATGATAAGCATCAATAACCGCAGACACCGTTTGTGTTCCGGTATAATCCGGAGCAGTCGATGTCGTTGTTGGGAAGATGACTTGATCACCTACGCTTAGGGTATGCGGTACAAAAGTTCTAACAGTAACTGGATCGGTTGTTTCAGTTCCAGCTTCAAACAAATTAACTTTGCCTTTTCTGGAGAATCGTCTAATGTCCCAATCACCTTTATTGTCTTTAACAACCCAAACATCTTGTCCTTCAGTAATAGCGGAACTTTGATCTTCGTAAACTGTGGCGAATTCAGTCTCACCTGCAACAAGATAATCCAATTCACCAAGCTGTGCCCAACCACCTGTTGGTAAGTCTTTACCAATAATGTTTGTGAAGTTTCGCAAATAGAATTTGTTCGAGAAACTATTTGTAGCAGTTCTAATCCAACGCGAATCATTGATAGGAATAGTGATTACTTGATCTAGTCTTGAATCAACAACCGTTTGATCAGTTGTGAAGGTAACCGTCTGCGGATCAGCTTTGATGTCAGTTTGCAACAAGGCAAATTCTAGTGAAGTTCTAATATCTCTGGCACCATACTCACCAACCTTGAATGCCCACTCTTCGAAGACCTGGAAGTCTTCTTGTGAGTTACGAATAAACGTAGAACGAAGTAATCTATCAAACGATACTTTCGTTCCTTTCTCTTCTAGAAATCCACGGAAGAAGTTGAACTGTGATCTATCATCTAATAGCATTTGCTGCATGTGATCACGGCGCTGGTATCCTACCAAATGCCTTGCATGATTAAATGCTGCAGAAGATGCGCCAATAGAATAAGGATCATAAAACTTTCTGATATTGTCTGCACGAGTATCATAGTTCGGGATAACAGTCGTTTCTTGAATAAGATATCCAGGGGCATCAAAGCGACCGTTCCAAAACTTAACTCGGTTTCCAATAGTTCTAAATCTTCTTTGGCGAAGGTTAATTGCTGGATCGTAAATTAGATCTCCGAACTTAGTTGAGTTATCAAAAATGAAACCGTGATCATATTCAATAACAGTCAATCTTAAGAACGCCAGCGGTTCTGTATTGTCATGTCTAATATTCACTTGATTGTCTAGTCTAGAAACATTAAATGATTCTGTTCTCATAGGAATCGCTTCGTAGTCAAGCGCAGTCCAGGATCCGTTCGTGTATTGTGTGATTCTATCAACCAAACCAAATTCAGATTGGAAAGCCGCTTCAGATGAATACGGAGACAAGAACAATACGTCGTCTTCTTCCAATCCACCGTCAGCCCATTTGACAAATTCTTTTGCCATACGGCGCCAGTCGTTAATCTCGTTGGTATCTGATAGGTGCTCGTCGAAAATCCAACCCTCGCTTTCTAACCACGCACCGTAACCCATAACAATGTTAGTCACGTCTTGAATAGTAGAAATAAGATCATCGTATTCGTAAGTCTTTTCGACTGCATTAAACTTCGAATACAAGGTAGAAGTCAATTTACCGAAAGTAAAGTTTGATTTGGTTCCGGATTGGTTAGGAGTGAAATAACCCAGGGTAGGATACAATGGATCATATCCCCGGATTCGATAATTTGTTCCGTCCCAACGAACAATCAAACCAGAGTAAACCGGTTCTCTTCTTGATGCAGACTTTACCAAAACAGTTTTCACATTTTCGCTTGGCAACAATCCAAAATTATCAGAGGTAATTCTAAATCCGTCGATGTTTACAAATGATCCGGCACGGTGACCAAGCTGAACAGTCAAGTCATTAATCTTGTCACCCAAATCAGTTGTCCTGTTCAACCCTTTGTAAAGCCAGAAATCAGCAACCCATTGCTGTGATCCAATTTCTCTGTTGGTATCAGTATGAATTGTGTCTTCTGCAGAACTTTTTCGACTTCTTGTATCGTCATAAACAAACTGCGTTTGAACTTGGTTACGGAAATATCTTGAAGTCCCAGCAGTATCCCATGTTTTTTCTAACCACTCACCAGGTCGGGCAAGGTACGCAGTTGCTGCCTGTGCAAACGGAAATACGTTCGAAATTCGCCAAATCCATTCTACCGGACTAACATCACCGAATTTGAAATTTTCCTCGGCGAATGCAACTGAAGGTGCTTGCGGAATAATTCCCGCAGCGACTGGATCAAGTATTTCACCAGCTGCATCAACCGGAATAACACTTGAAAGACCGGGACGAGCAAAACGAATATCAATACCCGCACGAGTACCTTGTGCGATTCTTCCAGCTTCTAGGTCTCGCCACATCGTTGTATTTTCACGAGTATAAGGCGCAGCGCCGTATTCACTTACCCACCATGACGGTTTCTCACCTAAGCCAAGCATTTCCCAAGGATGAGTATGCGGTCTGTCGGTGTCGAAATAATAACGATAAATTCCTCTCCAATGACCTGGCATTGTTTCACCAAATCTGTCAGGAGTTCTGCTGTAATTATAAGTGAATAGGTCTGACTGAACATAGAAAGTATTCGGTTTGTGGTCGACGCCCGTCTGGAAAGCCCAGTTCTCAAACATCGGACGCATAATTTTATTCCACTCTATTCTTGAATAAGCTGATTCTCTGTACTTTCCTGGAGCAACCTCGAAGTGACTAAATTCAGGGTGGACATTCTTAAAATCAGGTTGGATAGAATCATAAATTCTCTGTTCGAGCTGCAACATCACGTCATCAAGATCGCCGCCAATAATCTGTGTCAAAGAACCGTCATGACCTCTTCTCCAACGAACTGATCTGTTGGTAATGGTATCATCAACAAACGTCCCGGGAGCATAAACCTGTGCAAATCCTAGGTAAGAAGGAGTAGGTGGAATGTAAAGATCATCGCCGATCATGCCTGAATTCTTGAAAGGGAAAGTCTCATCTTTACCTGCGTTGATTTGACTGATGATTGCATCAATAAACAAATCATTAGAAGCATAATCCTCAAACAAACCTTGCTGAATCCATTGCTTGGCGATCGACTCTACTTTAGAATACCAACGATCATATTCTAGTTCAGTGTACCTAATAGCATTCCGAACATTATACTCTTTGTCTTGGTTCAAGAACATAAGCTTCAACAACGCACCGGAATGTTGAATAATCTCCGTGCCTGCAGAGAGGTTTCTTGCGGTAGAGTTGAAATTATTAATTCCGTAAAGTCGACCATCGATTCCTTGCTGGTTCTCGATGATACTGATAAAGTGTTCGAACAATTCGTTATAAGAAATGATCGTAACTTTTTCGTTGTTCGGGTTGGCTTGTAAGTTTGTTGGAATACGATAGTATCCGTTTCCGTTTAACGGAATTTCTCGGTCTCGGTCAAAAGATCTTGCATCTAAGAAATCGTTGTCTTCTAACGATAAAGTAAGACTAAGTTCGATTTCGTCCCCCGAAACCAAATAATCAGTACCTTCGTCAAGTAATCGGCCGTTTAAGAAAACACGAAGAGTTTCGTATTGTCCGAATACTTCTGGCTCAGGTGTTTGTGAAAGTTGATAAGTTCTAGGAAATTCTACAGTTCCGGTTGAAGTTTCCCGCTGCTTAATGGAGAATGTGTCAGAAACACTTTGACGACTAAGCCATCCCGGATTTCTCCAATCTGTTTCGTAGGTGTCAAACGCCGCAGTAGTTGCGTTAACTCGAAAGAATTTCAAACCTTCAATAGCTGAACGAGTAACTGAGTCTTCGTCATAAAAGAAGTCTTCGGTCTGAAGGTTTGCTTCATAAATGATTTCACCAAAAGTATTGAAAGCAAGTCGAAGGCCTAATACATCGTCTACCGGATTTTCATCTTCCTGTCTGAAACCAAACAAAAAGCTTCCGTCGAAATCTGAACCAGGATAGATACCTTCGTCGTCCAAAGGAATACCGTCAATATCATAAAGCTCAAACAACGGATACTGGTTAATTGAGTCTTTTGATTGCCCAGTAATCCACGCAGTCCCGTCCCAATATAGTCTTTTTCTTGCGTTAGAAACGCCTTGGGTAATTCGAAGGACTTCGTCCTCTGATGGGGTTCCGTCGACATTTAATCCGTCAACTTCTTTCACTAGAACATAAACACCAATTTCGGCTTGCCCGGTAACTCTATAAACGATATTATTTTGTCCTGCTGTTGGTTCTCCAGTAACAAGAATTCTCATTCCGTCGGTTACTAGAACACCATCAACTGATACGGTTGTTTCGCCTTGAATAGAAGACAACGGACCGTTGTGGATCAAATTTACTGGGTCTCTTGCTAAACGTCCCATGTCTCTGAGTTGAAGATCTGCTTCGAACTGAATGATTGGACGGCGAGCCTGAACAGCAATGATGTTAGTCAAGTCGACGTTAGAAATTTGATTTCTATGGAACCAACGGTTACGAACAGACCAAGCGTTGTGGTCATTTGCTCCTCTTTCCATAACGATATAATCTTGGTCAGTGCTTCCTGAAACTACACCATCAAACTCTGAGTCGTCAAGTAAACGGATAGATCTACCAACGTTCACTACCAAGAAATTGACGTTGTTGAATTCTGTGTTATCGTCGTCAAGGAAAAGGACTCGCTGGCCTGACTGTGCCTCTGTGCCGTCAGGGAAAGTATAATTCACTTGTCCGATCATGTCAAGCACAACGTTCGTATTCTCGGTAACTTCAATAACCGGAGGGCCTTCTTCTAACCAATAATAGTTTGAGAAGTTGATGAGCATGTCTGGGTTGATAGGCGGACACCATGACCAGAATTCTGACTCAAATAATCTAGCGTGGTTCTCGGTAAGTGATCCCTGAACACGCAAGTTATCAACCAAATCTTCGTAGAAACGGAAATAATTGATATTCTCTTCTGCGTCTCTAGAAACAGCGATAGGTTCTAACTGATAGTTCTGTCGGGAAGGGGTTGCTTCCGGAATATAAAAGTCGTTGGGATTAAATACCGTCGAGCGTCTACCGACGAAACCGCTGATCTCTTCAAGTTCAGATGGTTCAAAGAAATGGTTAGCAACGCCCTTAAAGAATCTCTTAACATCTTCGTGTCCTTGCAAAAATCCAGGTAATCTTGTTAAGATATCTCTAGCTTCTGGTTTGGTCTCTTCTCTTTTGATCTTAGGTGAAAAATCTGCCATTAGTTACCTTCTATTGAATTCTGTAACTATTTACCGTTTTAGAATTATGATTTTCTAGAGTCTTTACTTTACGATCCGATCTTAGAGTTAGTTGCTGTCAAGTTATTCACGATATTGACATCAGTTACCTGCGCAGTTGATAAGAACAATTCATTGTGGTCTGCTCTAATTTGGAAAAGGTTACCAAACTTTGAACTGTCCTGTACCGGAACAATAACCACCTGCGCAACAACCGTTGGATTCTGTTGGTGAATATAAGCAGCAAGCTCTGTGAAGTAGAAACTTTCACCAAAGTCCCAGTTATCAACATTAAAGAATTCGTTAATCGCGTCAATTACTGACTGCTTAATTTCGTTGTCAGACAATAATGTTCCCGGAACCTTTGTTACGTTGAATGTCGAACGAACACTATCAGTCGAGCCACTACCAAACAAAATTTTGAATTTTGCCGAATGCCAAATAATGGTATCCGAAGCTGATTTAAATTGTTCGAGATCACCGAAAGTAATCGAGAGATCGTTGGTTGTAGGTGGCTCAGGGAACGTAGCAATAGTTGATCCGGTTGTATTTTGCCAAGTAGTAACGTCTTTATAATACTCTTCAGTCAAAACGTAGATGTCCATGATGTTTGACGGAGAAGGATCGATACGTGTTCTTTGATCTGCGAAATGCTTCCACTGGAAAATCAAACTGTCTCGTCCTTCTCTCCAGTAGTAATCATCAGCTTCTGGATCAATCAAACTTGATCCGGCCCATTCTTTAAACGAGTCTTCGTCGATTGAATAGAACACGTCTCCGGTAACTGAATCAGTTGTTACGATGTCAGCTTCTTCTTGAACAATAGTGAAAGTAAAGTCATCCTCATCAATCATTGGACGATAATATTCATACCCTTCTGTGCTGATATCTTTTCTCCAAAATACATAGCGGTTATCTGCAACAGTCGGACTCACAACAGGATCAACAATTTCTTCATACTGCTTCGGATTATCCGGAACACCATCAGCATCTGTATCTACCAATGCTAACCTTACTCTTCTTGGTTCGACATATCCGTCGGCATAAGTGATAGGCTCGGATAGGAACCATTTATATTCTTGTCCTAGGATAGCAGTTCCGTCTGCGGTCTCGTTAATTCGAAGTAACTTAATAAAGTCTCGAATAGCAATACCGGTTTCTAAATCATTTACTCTTCGGTTATTTGTAAAGTAGAATCTAATGTCTTCAAGTGATTCCCAAACGTATTCCAAATATCTAACAGTGAATGTCCATTTGTCAGACGAATACTCTGCCAAGATTAACCAAGAAGCATCTGCGTTTGTTTCACCAGTATCACCAGCGGCTGCTTCACTCCAAGGATCATCAAGGTTGATATTGTTCTCTAGAATTAAGAACCAAGAATCCAATGACTGATTATAACGAAGAGCAAAGGTATTTAGATTATCCATCTCTTCAGTAATTGTTTCGAGTTCACTGGTTGAGAAAGTTCTTCTAAAACTGGTGTAGAAAATATCAACGTACCAACCATCAGTGACCGATTCGTTCAAAATAACCGGGCCAGAACCTGATGCAAGATCAGTAATTCCAGTTCCAGAAACAGATTCAATCTTTGCCCACTTTTCTTCGTATCCAGGATCACCCGGTAAGCCGCTTGCAGTGTTAACAAACCTTAGCAACGCTCCTTCTCGGACATAAACCGCATTACCGGTTCCGGTATCTCCAATAATCACAGGAGAATCCGCAGATTCTGAATCAACAAATTTACCAGTCGATGAGAACGTCGCACTTGTTGCTTGTTCCCACTTAACTCTAGTCGCCCCAATTACCCAAGAATAAGAATCAAAGTTCTTATAGAAAAAGTTAGCAAAGTCTGTATCATCAAGTAACGGAACAACCTTTGAGCTTACAATTTCTTCATAAGATTTTGTGGTCGGGAGCAGTTCTTCATCGTTTACCGTGTAGGTGTTACGATACAAAATTCCATCTTCACTGAATACGTTCGTGTTCTGCGTTGAACCGGTCGGATCATTCAAATCGATATAGCGAGAATGACCTGCGAATGTTCTGTTAATTGCTTTGGTTTTACGCAACAAGTTTCCAGAAAGCAATGGGAAAATTTGATAATCTTCACCGTTAACCATTCTGTTCTGAGTGTAATACTGCTGCGGCGCTCTTCTTCTAATCTGTTCAGTAGTTTCTCTTGGTGTGCTGTTGGTTACAGGATACTGCAAAGAGAAACGCACAGTCAAGTTGAATTGTTCGTCGGTTGTTCCAGTGTTTCGGTTATAAGGAATTGAAATTTGGATATCACGAATGTCTTTAGAATTGATTTGATAAGTCAAACCATTCGAGGTTCTGTGCCAAACTCTGAACACACCGAAAGGAACGTCACCGAATCTACCATCTGGCCAGCGGATAGAAACTTGATCTTCGTCTCTGGTCTGTACCTGGAAAATATTTCTTACGTTCTTACCTAACGAATTATAATAGATATTTTCAGTGTTGTCAACTTTTGTCCACTTCTGACGAATAGACCCGGTTGTTTCATTAATTTCTTGTGCCCAAATATCATTTTCGTTGATATTATCAATATTGATTCGAGTTACTCTGTTCTCAATTGGTTGGTCATAATTGTAATCAGAGGTGCTTAATGACCCCTGCTTGAAATAAACAAAATAACCGGTGTCAGTTGATCCGTTACCGGTACCGTCATTTCGATATAAAAAGTAGAATGGGTTTTCTGGATTAGGTTCTCTTTCAGAAAATGTTCCTTCATCAACAAAGTCAGGGTTGACTACTTCAAAGTCTACTCTTGATCCATTCACGTTTGATGTGAACGGATAAACCACGTTTCTAAAATTGACCGAGTTAGATTGATAAAGATAAGTAAGAATTGAATTGACTGTTCCTACCTTAACCGGGGTACCGACTGGGTTAGATGTGGACAACGAAGAATTCAGTACTGCATTCCACTGTTCTAACCAATCCTCATTTGTTTCGTCGTTCCAACGAATTGCAACACCTTGAAGACTGTTTCCGTTTGAATCTCGTACATCTTGGTTGGTTTGAATCTCTGTAATTTTTGCTAATCCATTAGCAGGTAAGTTTCTGCTAGGATTATATGCAACCATTTCCGCAAGGCGAAGAATAGAATCACGACGCTCACTTGTATCAATAAAGTTATCACGAGTATTCAAATCTGTTTTGTATGCCAGGTTCTGACCGAGGTAAGCGATCAAATCCATGATCATAACAAATTCAGAGTTTTCAATCCAGTCGTCGAAGTCTTCAGGGAAATTTATTCTTAGGTATTCGACCATCACCTCACGGTAAGTGTCAAAATCCGAAGCCTGGAAGTTAACCGTATTGAACGCTTCGTAAATCTTTTCCCAGTCACTACCTAAGAGTAGATTTGTCTGACGGATTGGTTGGTTACTCATCCTTAAACCTCATTAAAATTTCTTCTGTCGAATTCTATCTGCATAAGGATAGGAGGGTTTCGACCTAAATAATTGATTAGAACTTCCACATTATATCCGTGCTCTAAAACTTCTACGGTTATTTCTTGTAAAGACACGCGTTGATCTGAATTAATAATTCTACGAACATCATCTTCGATAATATTCTGAGATCTATCGTTTCTCGTTTCAAACAGCATGTCCGGAATGACTGAGCCATAATTAGGAGCCCAATCTAGTTCACCTTGTCTTGTATAGAAATGATTAAGCAAGTCTTGTTGAACCAATTCGATATCATACAAGCGTTCAGATTCTCCGTTACGAGTACTGCATCCTGCGAAGTCCCATGGCTGTTCAAGTTCTGGCATAATCTTCTCCCATTTTTATTATTTATTCATAATCAAACGAATATTTCTTAGCGTTCAATACGAGTGATAGGGAGCTGGGTAGGGAATTCGTATCCACGACCAACAAACGGTTCATGTGTTGGAACTCTTTGAGAAATTGTTTCGATCACATTATCTTCAACCACAGTATTTGCTTGTCCGAATATAGGAGTAGAGATTCTTCTCTTGATATTAACGCCCGAGTTAACTACCGGAGCAGTAGCTGAGTCTGCAGAGTTTGCTGGATCAGCAACAGGACCGTTAAAGAAAATATATCGTCCCGAAGCAACCATATCAGCACCAGATCGCAGGTTTAATCCACTTGCTGAGGCTGCGTTCAATACTCCTCCGGAATTAAGATGCAAACCTCCGCCAGACTGTTGAACCATTTCGGCGTTTGTTGCTTGATGCAAGTTACCGGTAACGGTAACAGTCATAGCACCACCAACAACCAGATCGTAATCACCAGCTGATTCCGTTTTGATATTTCCAGCTGCGGCTTTTAGATTCACATTATTTCCAGCTTCTAGGTTAATGTCGTTGTCTGCTCTAAAGTTGATATCTTGTTCCGTATGCACGTTGAATGAACCGGTACCATAAAGGTCAATATTGCCGTCATTGTTTAGTTCAATCCACGATTCACCGTCTCGGGTAATCATGTAAATGTGCCCGTAGGTCTCCGATATCAATAACTGTGCACCGGAACGGGTACGGAATCTAATCAATTCATCGTTACGTTCACCGGTTGTTGATGAGTTCCTGTTCGCAGGATTTAAAGCAGGAGCACGATGGTCTTTTCTATTAGCAACAGATTTTCTATTTTCTTCAAGTAACCAAGATCTTAACGAATCAGGTAGTTCGTCAGTTTTCCAACCATCGTCAATTACGATTTGATGTCCTCTTGGTGTTAAAATTCCTTGAGATCTACTTGGCGCTTCTCTTCTGGCAGACGACGTAGTTTGTCCTCGAACATAATCAGCGGCGAGGCCTTGATTCAATAAACCGTTAACCATGGGATCATGTGAAGGTCGCGTTCTATCCTCTGCAGTTAATACTCTGTTATATTCTGCTGCTGGTAATTTAGAATCAGAACCAAAAGTTGACTCGGAAGGGATGCCCGGAACCATATTGTTCATGAATGCTTCCGGAACTGAAGCAAACCAGAACGCATCGTGGTGACCGATAAAACAAATTAAAACTTCGTTGCCAAGGTCAGGTGGCACAAACCACATTCCGTACGATTTCTTGGTACTCTCGAATGATTTTTGGTCGCCCGGGTTATCCGGCGTGGTTCCCCAGAAAGGAGGGGCGTACCTAACAGTTACCCATTTTTCATAATCTTCTTCATCGAATTGTGATTGCTTAATCCAAACTCTTAGTCTTCCGTTTCTATCCGGATCTCGGTTGTCTTTAATCTTGGCAGTATAGATTCTACCAATGTCATAATGCATTTTTTCATCTTTGGCCCGATCACCAATTGATCCTCTTCCATATGACATTAATTCACCCTTATGTTCATGTTTCTATAAGCTTTTAACCGTTGAGTAAATTTCCCGTCTTCAAACTTATGAGTAACTTCGGTTACTGAATATACGCCTCGGATAACCGTAGAATTATTTATATCGACCAAACCGGTTTCATCGTCAACCCCAGTCGGAGTACGATATTCAAAGTAGAAAGAGTTTTCACCGTCCTCATACTTGGCATTTCTAGTCAGTCTGGTATTGTCGCCTAATTTAATTTTCGATGCTTCGAGTGCCGTCGGTCCAAGCCAAAAAGGATCACCTTTGATTTCTAATTCGATCGTCAACAACGATCCCCGTTTATCGTATGCTTGTTCTAGAACGGTGACTCTTTTGTGAACTCCAATATCAGGCTTAGTGGCATTAATCGTATACCGCTCAAACGGCGGATCAGTTCTTAGTTCATACCTAGGTTTGATTTCAAGTTGAGAGTAAACATCTTCAGTCAAGGTTTCGTTGGTGGATTCAAGTAATACTCTACCTTGCGCAAAGTTCAAATCACTTGCACTCCTAGAAGTTGAAGACAAACTCTTTTCTTTTTCAGCAATAGTTTCACTCAGTATCCGATCGTTTTTTGAAATTACAGTTTCAGATCTAGAAAAGGCATTAGAAGACGCTTTCTTTTCTTCTATAACGTCTCTTGTTTCTCGACGGAGGGCCCACAGTTGAACGATATTCAAATCTTTTAATTCTTGTTTATCAAGTTCTTTTGTCGAAAGATCGGTAGGTTTTTCTCTTGATCGCCTATCGTCGGACCTAAATGCCAACATTGCGGGACTTAGACTCATAGAAACAGCCCATAATGTATCCAAAGAAATAGCCGTGTCCAATACTTCAGTGTTCAATCCAGAGAAAATATAATCGTATCTTTTCTGAAGCAACCCTAAATCCTTAATTTGTTCTAAAGTTTCTCTCGTCCTTTTCTGTTGGGTTTTGTCATCTGGCTTTTCGCCCGGGATAATCCTACTCACAGTAAAAGGACGAATGATATATTCTATGTTCTTACCGTATTCTTGTGTTTCGGGTAAGAACAATCCGTAATTAGTTCTGGAAGTAATCTTAGGAATCGTTTGCAACTCGTAGGCTTGTTTTGTTGCTTTCTCTCCTGAATGCGCGCCTTCAGAAAAATCTTCAAGGTTCGCATACATTGAGTCAATTACTCTAGAGATAGACCAACCTTTTTCAAGTTTAAATTCTAAATTTCCGTCTCGTTCGGTCGATGCCTCTGATGCATTACCTTTTCTGAATTTTAAGTCTCTGAAATTCTTAAACCCGATTTTTGATCCACTCTCGATACGAATATTATAGAACTTGTCTTCGAATTCTTCTAATAACCTAAGATTTTTGATATAACCTTTGAATTTCTCTTCTGTTTTATTGATTTCTCTTTCGAATTTATCAATAAACTCTCCGACATTTTCCGCTTCTCTAATTATGATGGTTTCGCGTAAATTGAAGGTGTCTTTGTTATGAGCTACATCTGACATCGGAACCATTTGAATTTGATACATTGTTCCGTTTAACTCTGATTCTGGAGCAATATCTAAAAGTTTGACATACCAAAGAAACTGATCGTACGAATCAACAGGTTGTCCTGCTTCGTCGTATCCAGTAAAACCGAGGCTAATAAAAGTCGGAGTTTCTTGAATATTCGGCGAGCCGGCAAGAGCGGCCGCTTCGAGTAACTTATCAAACAAAGTCATTCCGAACGATTCTTTCAACCCTAGATTGATATTATAAGCGGATACATTTCTTGATTTATAATTCGCCCCAACAAAACTTTCAATTTCAACTGAGTGAATACTGAACCGAGAACTAACCCCGGACTCTGCTAAAACGATTTGGTTAGGAAGCTGTTTTATATTATAGGTTCTTTGATAGGATCTGAGATCTTCGATCGGAACCATGAACCATTTCCAATGATAAGAAACATTATCATATTTAGCATTTAATTCATTTTCTAAAAATTTAAAGTCTTGCAAATTAAAAGCTTTAGAAACTGATTTTTCACCCTCAATCTTTTTTGGTTTTGCTGGCAAAAATGCTTTTTCTTTGTCTGAACGTAATGTCATTTTGATTATCCGAATAATTCTAAAATTCTTTTTCTATCAGGCACGATGATTTTCATTCCAGAGACCAAGTCGAATGTAGGATCAATTATTAAATCGGGATTCATCTGTGCAAATATCCACCAAAGCTTTGAAGTACCGAATAAATCTTTCGACAGTAAACCTGGTCTCTGGTTATATTTAACACCAATTTCAAGTTCATAATCTGTGTCAGCTGATGGGATTGAACGATAAACAAAATGATCAATAAACCTAGGACCTATTGATGTTTCTGCGTAAGGAGAGTATCTATTAAAAGCCATTAGAACCACCCCTTTGTGCTGTTGTTTCTAAGTAATGCACCGGACTTGAAGTCTTTCAAGTTGAAAGTGTTGGTTTGTCTCTTCGGTGAATTTTGAACTGTCAAGGTAACTGCCAACAACATCTCCGAAGGAACCCATGTTTCGAATGGTGAATTGGTATTTTCAATACTATTCTCACCGACGTTTCCTTGGTTTCTATCAATATCCAACGGGACCTTTACGTAGTCTTTCTCAGCCGGGAGGTCAAACGAAAAGTTTGTCACTACAACCGGAAGATCATTGAACATATATTGTCCGTATGCACTGAATAACAAAATCGGAGGAGGTGTTCCGGGACGTTCGGCATTAATACCAAAGTCCATCTTTGTTACTGAACGAAGAAAGTGCATACCTGCAAGTAGATATTGTGCTTCAGTTGGATTCTGGGCGGTAAAAGTTCCAGCCACAGTAATCTGTTGCGCACGTGATCTAGAAAAAGCTAAAAATTCTTGGTTAGAATGAACAGGATCATAACTCGAATAGTCAACGCTTGTTGCGACGTTAACGGTAGGAGTATAGGGCCATACCAAACCTCCAGTCTTTCGAAGAATAGCCAGAATACTATCGGATCCTTCCTCGCCGTAGATATAATCCTTTACTTTTTCTGAGTCTTTCGGACGTAATCTAACTCGTCTATCCGGCGCAGTCCCTGATTGCGGACTAAGGTCTGGTTCGGGCATTTTCTACCTCCATAAATAAATGTACACCAGTATTTACCATTTCCGAGAACGAATTTTTCTACACCGTAATCTATTTGGTGTTTTTACTTAAATGACTGTATCTTATAAAGAAAGTAAACACGGAGTATAAATGGCACAAAAACGCGCCTATCTAAATAATCGAGACCTCTTAAAAGAAATTCATACATCAAAACGATCTTATTGTGCTTTCACGGACGAAGATTACTTTGACTATGACTTTATCGTTGATGACATTAATCGCATGAGTGATGCTCGTTGTCGTGAAGCAAGAAAAGCCAGAGCAGAACGGTTAACCCAAATCGCTGTTCAGAAAATGATTGCAGAAGAAGGCATCTCAGCGAAAGCCGGTAACAAACGAGCCGACGAAGTTAGGGTTCACACTAGGAATATTAATCTTGAAGACGTGGTTGTTCGTGAAATGACACATGAACACGTTCCGCAAGAAGAAAACAAGTCAGGCAAATTGGTTTATCCAAAGCTGAAATTCCCACCATTCAAACATTTTGCTTATATTGACGGCAAGTGGACTGAAGTTCTACGTTCCCATTGGGAAGGTGGATTCGACAACGGTTATTTCAAACAAGACCAAGGCAGAGTAACTGACAAACTAGCAAAAATGATTATGATGCTGGTAGAAAGAATCAGTCACAAAGGAAACTACCGAGGGTATTCATTCATTAATGATATGAGATCCGAAGCACTTGTTCATCTGTCTGATGTTGCCTTGAAGTTCGACGAATCAAAAGGCGACAACCCATTTGCTTTCTATACCACAATCATTAATCACTCGTTCAAAGGATTTTTGAATTTTGAGAAGAAACAACGTACAATCAGAGATGACTTGATGATTGCTGGAGGATATTCTCCTTCGCATACAGCACAAGTCGAGCATGAAATGTCAATCCGTCTAGCTGATATTGATGAAGAAAACGAAAAAGCTTATCAAGAAAGACAAGATAAGGAGATGCAAAATAGGTGACTGAACATTTATTTGAAAAAGCCGTAGCATTCACAGATATGCATCTGGGTCTGCGTAATAACTCGAGAGAACACAATAACGATTGTCAAGAATTTACAGAATGGATGATTAAGGAAGCAAAAGCAAGAGGAATCAAGACTTGCTTTTTCTTAGGTGATTATCATCATGTTCGTTCTTCACTCAATATTTCAACTCTTTGTTACTCAACCTTTCTTTTACGGATGCTATCCGATAATTTCGACGACGTTTATTTTATCGTTGGCAACCACGATATGTTCTACAAAGAAAAAAGAGAAATCAATTCAATTGATTATGCCAAGGATATTCCGAATGTTCACTTGATTAATGAACCAGTTTGTATGGGCCAAGTTGGATTAGTTCCTTGGGTCTTAAAGGACGAATGGCAAAAGATTTGCAACATGGATGCAAAATATCTGTTCGGTCACTTTGAGTTTCCTTCATTCTTGTTGAACAGTAAAGTATTGATGCCCGACCACGGTCAATATCCAATCGGAGATTTGAAAAAGTTCGACTGGGTTTTCTCTGGTCACTTCCACAAAAGGCAAAGAAGACAGAACGTCCAGTACATGGGTAACTGCTTTCCGCATGACTTTAGTGATGTGAACGAAGAAAAAGATCGAGGAATCATGTTTCTAGATTGGGACGGAAAGCCGGAGTTCAAAGCATGGCCGGGCACTCCTAAATATCGATACGCAGGTATTGCAGATCTAATTGAACGACCAGATCAATACTTAGGCGATAAAACTTATGTTCGCGCTACACTTGACATAGACATTGATTTTGATGACGCATCGTTTGTTCGAGAGACTTTGTCAAGTCTTTACAATCTTCGAGAGTTTACTTTCTTACCAAAGAAAAGAGAACAGGAAATCTTAGAAGTCGGAAATGAAGATGTTGACTTTGAATCTGTTGATTCAGTAGTGATCGGACAATTACAAAACGTCGATTCGAATACATTTGATTCGAACCTTTTAATCTCAATTTATCAGGCCCTATAAATGATTCAATTTGAAAAAATTATTCTAAAGAACTTTATGAGTTTCGGTAACGTACCGGAATCTATTCCGCTTGATCGTGATCCGTTGACGTTGATCTTAGGAAGAAACCAAGACAAAGGTGAAGACTCAGGTGAAAGAAACGGTGTCGGTAAATCCAGTATCGTTATGGCGCTGCACTTTGCTTTGTTCGGTATTTCGGTTGGTAACAAAATTAAGAAGCCGAGGCTAATCAATAACATCAACCAAAAGAATCTTGAAGTAACTCTGAAGTTTACAATCGGAACGAACTCTTACACGATTAAAAGATTCCGTAAACCAGAGAAGCTAGAGTTTTACGTCGACGATCACTTGGTAAATGACCAGGGCGGTGACGAAGGCCAAGGCGAGATGGGAAAGACCCAAGAAGAAATCAATCGTGTAGTCGGCATCACTCCTGATATGTTTAACCAATCAATTTTCTTGTCAGTCATTACTGAGCCGTTCTTGCTATTAGGATCCGGCAAGCAACGTGAATTGATCGAAGAACTTCTAGGAATTACTCAATTATCTGAGAAATCAACTACTCTCAAAGAAATGCTAAGAGAAACAAAGACTCAACTTGATAAAGAAACGTTCAAAATCAAAACAGTCGAAGAGACTAACGCCAGGGTTAGAACCAATCATGAAAAGTCAATTCAAAACTTGATGTCCAGAGAGACACGTTGGGAGAATGAGCATAGGTTCGAACTCGACGGGATTGAAAAAGAAATCGCTGAATACAGTGAGATCAGTATCAACCAAGAAATTAAAAATCACGAACTCCTAGCTGAATGGCTAGAAAAGAAAGTGGCACAAGATCAATTATTGTCTGAACTCGAAAGAACTAATATCGAAAAGGGTCGTCATGATCGAGCAAAGCAACAAGCTTTCAAGCGTTTAGAAGATTTGGCAATTGATTTAGAATCAGCTGAAGAACAAAAATGCCCTACTTGTGGTCAGGACGTGCATGACGATAAACACGATTCTGTCCTTGGCGGCATCGTTGAAAAAGTTGAGTTTTACGAAAAGCAACTCAGAGAAGAAGACGATAACCTGGCACAAATTGAGGAACGCTTACAAGAACTAAGCGAACTAGAATTTGACCTAGGTAAAAAACCTGAGGTATTCTATACCGAAGTTAAGGATGCATACAAACACAAAAGTACGCTGAAATCTTTAAAAGATGGATTGAAATCTGAGAAATCAAAAACCAATCCTTACTCTGAGCAAATTGCTTCCCAACCAGATGCACCGTTGCAGGATATCAATTATGAATTAAAGGATGATCTCATTCAACTTAGAGACCACCAAGAATTCCTTTACAAACTCTTAACCAGCAAAGACTCATCAGTTCGAAAACATATTATTAACCAGAACATCAGTTACTTGAATGCTCGCTTAGGTATGTATCTCGAGAAACTAGGGTTGCCACATGAGGTTGAATTCTTGAATGACCTCAGCACTGAAATCACAATGCTCGGTAATCAATATGACTTCTTGAGTCTATCTGCGGGTGAGCGGGCACGCTTGACTTTGGGACTTATTTTTGCTTTCCGTGATGTTTGGGAATCACTAAATCAAACAATGAACATCTTCTTTGTTGACGAATTTCTCGACACGGGGTTAGATACAGCGGGTGTAGAATCCGCGCTTAAGACCTTGAAACAATTGGGTCGAGAACGCGCAAAGAACATTTTTATCATATCACACCGTGAAGAGTTAATTTCAAGATGTTCAAATGTATTAACGATTGTAAAAGAAGGCGGCTTCAGTCAACTCGAATGGCAAAGAGACGAGGAAGAAGTATGACAGAAAAATCAGTCTTCCTGATACCACTTGATCAATTCCGAAACTGCCATTCCGGCAGCAACTTCTGTACCTAAACGCATGGCGGCCTTCTCTCGAAGTTCACCTTCTGTGAGCCCATCCACCAGATCGAGTCCGTCTCTGACTGGTTGGGTTACGACGTCGATCGCCGAGCTTAAAAATTTATCAAACATATCTTTATTTAACACCTTGTCAAACTTTGTCAAGAATATTATTGATCAGATGAATGTACGGTGTTAGGATTATAATAAGAAAAACACAAAACTAAAGGAGTTTAAATGATTTTATTCGACGAAGAAGTTAGAGCAGAACTTATTGAATGCGGTTACAATCCCGATGATGATGAAGATGTATTGGCCTGGGCGGAAGATTTACTAGAAGGTTAATGCTTGACTCCTGTTCAACTCGGTGTTACTTTAAGTGACACTGAGGAACAGGAGTTTTCAATGCAAACATATTCCCAAGATCAAATCAACAATTTTCGTGCTTACCTGTCTTATAAGTAAACAGTCCGCACTTCCCTCATCATGTTTTTGCTAAAATCAAAATCCCAACCTGCCCGACCATTAAAACTGCAAGTGATGCTATTGCGCTACTTTCCCAAAATGCAGTAGTCGATGCTTTTAATTCTTATCTAACGTATATGAACTTCGGTTCAAAAATTCAAGATCAACTCTTAAATCTGACCGTTAATCAGTTACAAGCAAAACGCTTAATCGCAAAACGGGACGTCGAGCCGATCACAATCGAGCAGTTCTTAATTGAACGAGCAAAGCCTTCACCACAAAGCCTTCGCCACAAAGCCTAAAACAAAAAGCGCGGAATGTTAATTCGTTACGCGCTTTTTCCTTGTCTAAAAATGGATTAAATCTTTTTCTTGTAAAGTTTGACCAATTCTTTTTTGGTCTCTTTTCCAGAAAGTTCTATATTATTATGTTCAAGGAGGATCGTTATTTGGTCCTCCTTTTTCATATTCTTAAATTTGGTAACTTTTTTATTCTTATGTGCTGGATGTTCGTAATCAGTTTGATTAGATTTGAGATAAGATAAATGATCTTCCAGCCATCCAATATAATCAGTTTCTAGGCTCACGTGCCCAGATCGTCTAAAACGATAAAATAAAATTCCTTCCAATAAATTGCATCTTCTGCACAAAACCCCACGGACTAAACCCGAATCGTGATTGTGGTCAACGTGGCGGTTCGTATTATCTTCAGTCAATAAATCTTCAGAGCAAATGCCGCATTTATAATCTTGTGCGACGAGCAACTCATCACGAATTCTTGCGATATCTTTTGATTTAAGAATTGTAACCAAGGGATCTCCATTTGAATTAATGTCAGGTAATGCCACAAGTGACCCATCTCCCAGCAAACCTATTAAAAGCTGTCCCCGACATTATATTTATCAACTTATAAATAATAGAAACAAAACAGGAGACACCCAATGAGCGAGATCAGGCTAAAGAATGCCCTTTCACAAATGAAAAACGAAGCTGTTTCGGAACGTAAAAATCATATCCGAAAGCATCGAAATCAACAAGGTGAGGCATGGTCAGTTGAATGCCAACTGGCTGACCCGCAAGACGCCAGACGAATGAACGGATTCATGCAACATGAATTGGATCTATATAATCAAATCCTAGAATATTTCAACCCAACTGCAAGAACTGCTCCAGAGATCTTCTCGGCTTTTACCGAAGAGCATATCAATTTGTTTGCATTCTTAGCACAGCACGGTATCGATATTCGAAGAATACGAAAAAGCAATCTACCAGATGTTATGAAAGAATTCGAAACGATTCTATTCGACGGTTCTATTAGTGAAAGAATGAAAATCCTAATGGAATCAGTAGGCGGATCTTATTCGATGCTTGAATCAACCAAGAAAGCAATGGCTCGTGAGCTAATGAAATTCTATGCTGAGGACGCAAGAGTACGTCAGCAAAGAATGCCAAAAGGCGGTGACCAAGAATTTAAAACCCCACCTAAGTCTTTGGCACAGCAAACCCCAATCAGCAAGCGTCACTTGCAGATGAAAAGAGACCAAGTCAAAATCAAATTCAACGAAAAAGAAGACCGTTCGGAAATTTCGATCCCTTATTGTTCTTCACCGATTTACGTGAAAGAAGTTGATCTATCAGATCGTAATTCTTGGAATATTATGATCGTTCACCAAACACCAAATGTAATGGTCCTACCAGGATCACCTTGGGTTTTAGACTTCAGGGGCATCAAGAACGATTACTTGGTTGATTATTTAGACAACCGTAACGATAAGTCAGGAGTATTCTGGCATGCCAAATCAAACAGGAGTGGAAGATAATGTCACAACTTTTAGAAACTTGCTTTTGCTTAGTGCAGGCCTAGTAATGAATCCAAATAACGGAAATATGGTTATTATTTTCTTAACTCGATATTCGGAAGAGCCAACGGACGCCGAATAATCTTATTGACGCTCGCAGTTTAGATATATAGTATCAGATAGTTAGAACATAGTGACTCAGATATGGTGGTATACCACCGACGGAAGGGATGCCTAGGTATCAGGAACGTCGTAAAACCCGCGTCACACGGGACCGCAATGAAAACTTCCAGGAAGAGGCACCATCCGAACTGGGACAGACGGCGGAATATTTACATGCACTCAATGAATCGGCGAGGTATGTGATAAGGATTAAGATTTTAATCTGAAATAGGTCGCGGATGCTGATGGCATCTTTGAAAATGAAGAACCATATCCAAAAATTAGAAGGCACAAATTAGGCACAACACTACCATAGGCAAAAAAATCAGGTGAAATGAATACCGCAAGGCACAAATCAGGGCGACGACCCGTAGGCACAAGGATTTGGATCATGCTCTGTCTCGAGACACTGACAACATGAACTCCGTTAGAAACTTTGAAGGTATGAAGTAATAACGGACGCCGGTTTTGGCTTAGCCACAAAACCTAGAGCGATAGGCGGGATTCGGAAACCCCTCGTTTGTATAAACTCTACATACCCTGACCATACGATGTACCATACGGAAATCGTCCTTTTGCCCTATTTCCAGTTACTTGGAGGCGGGGGCAAAAGGACTGGACTCACCCAACGGAATGTGTCTTGTTCAAGCCTCATCCAATAGACTAATATGACTTGAAATGGTTTTAATGATGTTTCTAGAAAAAGTTACCAATGAAAACTGTTAGGTTTTCATTAGATCTTTAGATCTTAGATAATTGTTATATTGTTTCACACTTGGAATCTTTGCGACTATCGTGAGGCTTTCTTCATTGCTCTATGATATTCTTCGTAGGCATCAACCATTGATTGTCTATCTTCTCTGGTAGAGAGCCACAATTCTGTCCAACCAATTCGGCCTTCCATATACATCATTATCTGGCTAATCTCTGACCGGATAGCTTTTGCCTCATCTTCGATTTCAGTGAGGAAACCGGAAATTCCCTCATCGTCTAGGAGCAAAAGCTTTAGTCGAAAAAATTTGAGGGATCAAATGTTAAATTTTCTTCGACATATTCATGTTGACAATGAGTACAAACACAATTCTGTGAATTCGGAACGCCGGCTTCATTAAGGCTTTTGATTTTAAATCGGATATTGTCTACTTCTTTTGTATCAAGTTCTTTGACCATAGGTTCAATATGTTTTCTTTCTTTAACGAAAATTCCGTCAGGGGTTTGAACTCCCATTACTGAATCACAAACCAACTCGAAGTTCATCTTAACCATTTTGTCAAAACTATTTGCAAAAGTTCTAATCTTTTCTTCGTCGGCCATTTCTTCTCGGTCGACTAATTGCATAATTTTTGTTTGTTCGAACTGAGCTAGGTTTGACTTTGTGCTGGTCTTAAAATCGTGCGGTTTCATTACCAAAGTCAAACCGTTTGATAATTCGATAGAGTTTTCGTCATCTAAGAAAGTCATTGTATCGATAGCCATTCGAATTGATCGGTCAAATTCGTTTATTTCATTACATTCAGGGCAAGTTGATTTAAAATCAATTGTATCTCCGTAAGACGCAAATCTAATTGCTAGCATCAAAGCGGTTACATCAGGAACAACCAACATTGAAGGATCTCCTTTAATTCCCGGAACACATGATTTGATAACGTCCAACATTCCTTGACCGTTTAGCAAGGCGTCTGGGCTTTTTAATGAAAGGTCATCAGATGCGGTCATAGCCTTAATATCGAGTTCATCGTTATTATTCAATTCCAAAAAGTTCGGAGGATAGAATAATCCTCTTGAAGGTAAAGGAATTGAAATTTTAGTCTGGCGACCATAACCGGCGAGTGGATTTGCTGTCTGTGACATCGGGTTCTCCAAATTGGTAAATAAAACTACTAGACTTATTTATTCGAGGAATCATGGCTTCTGCAGACGATATTTTAGATGGCTTAGAAATGTATGCTAGCCGTGCGGGCGATTGGTCAACGGAAGAAACTGCGAAAGATATGCTTGCAGTTATCACCGAGATTGCTAAAAAAGCCGGCGTTTCACAGAAAACCTTAGAAAATACTGCCAAGAAGTTCGAAAAACCTTCGGCGAATATAAATGAATTCTCCAAACAAAATAAGACTTATCAATCAAAGATTTCGGTTACTGTTCAAGAACTTAATAATTCGTTAGGATTGGGAAAAACTAAGTTCGGTTCTATGCTAGGAAATGTAGACAACCTCGGTAATTCAATCAGATCCGGAACTGGATTATTCTCGAAATTGAATCCGGTTATGTTAGGTCTTACTGGAGTTTTTGTTGCAGTTACCGCAGCAGTTAGTACCTTGGTTGAATATATAATGGACTCCGTGAACGTGTATATGCGTTTGCGTGATGTTGGTATTACTTTTGCTGGCGGTCTGGTTGAAATGCGATACGCAGCAGCTAACGCGTCAATGGGATTTGAAGAGTTTAGCAAAACACTAGCAGAAAACTCAAAAGTAATTACAGCATTCGGTGGTGATGGCGCTAGACAGTTTAGTATTTTGTCTAAAGCAGCAAGAGACACAGCAACAATGCAAAGAGGGTTGGCATTTACAACCGAACAAGTGAATGAGTATTTGTTAGATTATTTGGAAGTACAACGCCAGACAGGTCTATTGGATCGACTGTCAGCCGGCGAGACAGCTAGACGCACTTCCGATTACTTAGAGTCGTTAGATATGTTCTCACAAGCGTTAGGTAAATCTAGAAGCGAACTTGCTGAGTCTAGTAAAAGTATGACTGAGGGTATTCGGATTCAAGCAGGTCTTAGAGCTATGCCTAAAGAGATCAGAGATACCGTTATGGATAACTTGAAAAGAGCTGGTCCTGCTTTTGATGCTATTGGTCCTGAATTCGGTGAAATGGTAAAAGAAATGATAGCAACAGGCGGTCGGCCGGTATCAGAAGCTGCGAAGATGTTTATAGCAGCTTCACCTGAACTCGGTTCACAAGTCATGGCTCTTGCTGACAGAATGGGTAAAACTAGACTTTCTAACGAAGATTTCCGAGAAGAAATGATAAAACTCAAAAAGAATGTAGGCCCCGTGGCTGACGATATGTCCCAACTCGTTGCTCAACTCGGTGAGTCCCAACCAGCCTTTGCTAGTTTTATGGGTTCACTATTGAATATAGAACGAATGAAAATAGGAGGGAAAGGGGAAGTTGATCCGTTGGTTAGATTGATGTTGAAACTTGGTGAAACCATGAAATCTATTACCGGTGCATTTGACTCTATGAAGGCAAGTATCTTCGAAAATCTAGAAGGACCTCTAGAGCAATTTGCAACATGGATGAATACAAAAGTTCTACCTGGCTTGAAAACATTTTTTGATGAAATTATAGGAATTTTTCAAGGCGAAGGTGATTTTGGCGACAAACTAGTCAATGCCTTTTCTCATGTTTTTGATAGATTAGCAGAAACTCTCGGTCCTATTCTTTCGGATATGATAACTTTTATGGTTGATTCTGTTTTAAGAAGTTTGCATATTGAAACCGATGCGATGGAACAACGAAAGAAGTTCAGAGAGAAAGAAAAGGAAATTCAGTCCGGAAAAAGTATGTCAGCGGAAGAATTTAAAGCAATGGCAAGAGACTTGATGATTGATGTTAGAGACGGTGATGTTTCCAAAGCTGATGCAAATAAAATGATGCAGAAAGTCCGTGATGCTCAATCAGAATTATTGAAAAGACAAGGCGACGGTTTTAACCCAGTCGGTAATATGAATGCATATAATGAAAATATTTATGCAAACCCTAACACACAGCAAAGTTCTATGCGCCCAGTCGGTAATATGAATGCATATAATGAAAATATTTATGCAAACCCTAACACACAGCAAAGTTCTATGCGCATCGGTCGCCGCGTCACCCGAACCGGCCCAAGCTTTGCCCACGCCGGTATCAATAATGCAATCCCGAAACAACAGAATACTCAAATGCCTAAGGTAACTCCAACAAAACCTGACATTAAAGAAGAAGAGAATGGTTTCGGGTCGACTTTGATCAATAAAATTTCAGAACTAATTGATGTGAGTAATGCAAACTTAACTCAGAATGCGGCCTTGGCTAGGAAACAAAAAAGAGCTACCGATAAAGCCGGTGAAAAAGTAGAAGGATCGTTCTAGAAGTAATCGGTACTGACTAAATAAGATTATAATAAACCCATAAGGAGAAAACCATGGCATCATGGAAACGTCACTATCGTTTAGCTTCAAAAGAAGCTAGAATGAATTTATACCGAAATAAGGATGATGCAGGGTATGAACCAACCGGTTCTTCTAAAAATTACCAGTCTTTCCTTCCAGAGGTATATGCAGGTTTTCCAAACAGAATAGACCGTTTCCGTCAATATGATATGATGGAAAATGATCCAGAGATTAACGCGGCTATGGATATCTTAACAGATTTCTGTACTCAGAATAATGACGACGACGGCGGCAACCCTTTCCGTATTGAGTTTGGTAACGATACTCCGGATACGGTTATTGAAACTATTCAATCAATTCTCAAGGGCTGGGTGAAACTTAATAACTTGGACAGAAGAATTTTTGATATTGTTCGTTCAACTTTGAAGTTTGGTGACTATTTCTTTGTTAGAGACCCGGAAACATTCGAACTATACCCAGCGAACCCGTATAATATCGAAAAGGTTGTGGTTGATGAATCCCGAGGAAAAGAAATTGAGCAATACTTCATTAAAAACTTGGAGTTAAACCTTCAAGGGCAAGTAGCAACTGCTGCAGTTGCTACAACCAATAACTATGCAATTTCCGGAACAGCAGCTACTACCAACCTAACCGGTAGTCAAGGAACGACAGGTGGCGGCACTAACTCACAAATGGGTGGGTCGGCGTCAAGTAGATTTGCTAACAATCCACAATCGTTTGCTGTTGGGGCTGAAAACGTCGTCCATGTTTCTATGAACGCAGGCGACGATCCTAACTGGCCATTCGGTACTTCTGTTCTTGAGGCGATTTACAAAACCTACAAGCAGAAAGAATTGCTAGAAGATGCGATTATCATTTACCGTATTCAACGTGCACCGGAAAGACGAGTATTTAAAATCGACGTTGGAAACTTACCGCATCACAAAGCTATGGCTTTTGTTGAACGTATGAAAAACGAAATGCACCAGAGAAGAATCCCAACAAGGGACGGATCTGGATCTAATAGTTTTTCACTTATGGACACAGCATATAACCCGATGTCGATCCTAGAAGATTTTTATCTTCCAGTTACTGCAGACGGTCGTGGTTCTGATATTACCACGTTGCCTGGTGGTGAGTCACTCGGTCAAATTGATGACTTGAGATTCTGGAACAATAAACTAATCAGAGGTTTGAAAATTCCTAGCTCGTATCTTCCGTTTGGTCCAGATGACGGAGCGCAGACATTTAATGATGGTAGACTAGGTCAAGTATTTGTTCAGGAAATTAGGTTCGCAAAGTATTGCCAGAGACTGCAGAATAACTTTGCTCCAACTTTTGACGCTGAATTTAAAAAGTTCTTAGAATACAAAGGCTACAATATCGACATCACTGATTTTGAAGTTCGTTTCAATAAACCGATGAACTTTGCAATCTGGACTAAGATCGAAATGATGAACTCTTCGATTAGTCTTTACACTCAGATGGCTGACCGCCCAGAGATTTCTACTCGTTTGGCTATGGAAGAATTCTTGCAGTGGGATGATGAAATTATTGCTAGAAACGCTAGAATGTGGAGAGAAGAAAACCCAACAAAACTCAAGGGTGTAGCTTCACTTGTAGCAGATGATGACATGGCAGACGGAGCACCGGGACTACAATCGGTTGGTGTTGGTTTGCCGGGCGAAGATGAAGACTTCGGAAATGAGGAAGGTTTAGACAGTCCGTTAGGTGGCGAAGATGAAGACACTGAGGACGATAACGATGAGGAAACGATCTAATGAAGCATAATGAAATCATGGAAGCTGACATGTATGAGCCAGGACAGGATAAGTCTATGCGAAAAATGTCGGATACTCGAAAGCCTAAGATCACTCTAAGAAACCTGAATAGACTCAGAAAGATGCGAGAAGTGAAAAAAGCTGAACAACAAAAGTCCGCATCAACCCTTGAAATTCAATACGCTAGCTCGGGATCAGACGAATAATTAAACTAAGATTTGAAGAAAATTTTCAAAAGTAGCACTTTTGGTATTCTTTGGTACGTCTTTTAAGACTTTTCTCCTAAATATATTTGAAAAACTGTGGTTTTATCAATCTTACGTAAGGAGAAAAATTAAATGGCAAAGAACATCGACAGTAAGCTTTTTGAAGCTTTCGATGCATTCACAAATAAAGACTTTGACAAAGCAGACGCTTTGTTGCATGAGTTCTTTGTTGGGAACGCAAAGAACCAGCTTCAAGAGACCTGGGATGCTACATACGAAGACGACGAAGAAGAAGGCATGTACGCTAACGAAGTTGGCGGAGACATGGGTGATGACTTCGAATCAGATGTGGTTGACCAAGAAGAAGCAACAAACGATTTAGAAAACGGAACAGGCGTTGACATCGACGTTGAAGATGATCCAAACGCACCAGTAACAAAGGCAGATTTCCAAGATCTCGACGACAAGATCGACGAACTAATGGCTGAAGTTACCGACGAAGGCGACGACGAAGAAGAAGATTTTGACTTCGACGACGAAGAAGGCGAAGAAGGCGAAGAAGGCGAAGAAGGCGACGACGAAGAAGATGACTACGAAGACGAAGACGATCTAGACGAAGGTGAAGATCTTGAACTAGACGAGTCAGAAGACGAAGACGAAGACCTAGAAGAAGGTGTCGACTATAAAGACATTGGTAAGGTTTCCGGCGGCGACGACGGCGCGAACGCAAAGTCTCCTCATCCTAAACATAATAAGGGCGGCAAAGCAGAAGGAAAGATGGGTAAGTCCCAGAAGGAAGAATCCGGACGCACAGCACCATCCTTTAAAGACGAAGTCCAGACAAAAGACGGAAACCAAGGTTCCGGCAAAGAGCGCCAGAAAAAAGTTTCCGACAGTGACAAGGCTTCCAAGACCCCATCAGACGATCAAAACGTCAACTCACCGATGAATGAGGTCTAAATGAATCAGAAGACGCTACTCCAAGAAGTACTCTCACAGCAACAAGCTAGACTGGTCGTTGAATCAGATAAGAATGATGCAGGTGAGAAAAAATTCCATATGGAGGGTATCTTTATCCAAGGTAATCAACCTAACCATAACGGTAGGAATTATCCAGAGGGTGAAATACGGTCAGCGGTAGATGACATCCAAGCTAAGATTGATAGCGGTTTTTCGGTTACTGGTGAGTTGGATCATCCTGATTCACTCACCATTAATCTCGACCGGATCAGTCATGTAATTGATAAAATGTGGATGAACGGATCAGACGGCATGGGTCGTTTGACTATAATTCCAACACCGTGTGGCGACATTGCCGCAGCTCTTTTAAAGAGTGGTGTAAAGCTTGGTGTCAGTTCAAGGGGTTCCGGCAACGTGAACGAAGCAACAGGAAGTGTTTCAGAATTTGAAATCATTACTGTTGATATTGTTATGCAGCCTTCTGCTCCAGAGGCTTTCCCGACTCCAATTTACGAAAGTATTTTTGGAACTCGAAAAGGCCTGCAGACCCTAGATGTGTTTCAAGCAAACCGCGATGGAGATCGTATTGCTGAAAAATACGTTGAGTCACAATTGACTGAATTTATTAAATCACTCAAGTAAGGTAGGAGAACCTAATAATGGCAGATCTAAAACAAAAACTTGCAGAGGGTGGACTTCCTAAAGAAGTACAAGATACCATTCTCGAGGCATGGAATGAGCAAAAAGCTGAGATCCGTGCTGAAGCAACTGCCGAAATTCGTGAGGAAATCGCTGTCAAGTATGAACATGACCGCGAACAGACCGTAACTGCAATGTCCGAAATGATTAATGACGTCATCGCAGAAGAAGTTCAAAGTCTAAAGGAAGAGCGTTCAGCTCTTGCTAAGGAGCGTGTCCGGAACAAAGAAAAGCTTTCTAAGTTCATGGAATTCGCAATCCGCAAACTAGGAACAGAAGTAGTCGAACTTCACGAAGATCGCAAAGCTCTTGAAGAAAATATGAAAAAATTCAAAGAGTTTTATCTACGTCAGGCAGACAGAGAACTTACAGAGTTTCGTGGAGAAACCAAATCACTTGCTGAAGCACGTGTTAAGGTACTTTCCGAAGGTCGTAAGAAACTCGAAGAAGCTCAAAAGAAATTTGTCACTCGTGCAGCAAGAAGTGCAGCTGAGTGGATCAAAGAATCAACCAAGAAAGAGTTCAACGAATTCCGTAAGGAAATCAATGAAGCTCGTCAGAATAGATTTGGACAAAGAATGTTTGAATCGATGGCTGAAGAATTCAGAACTTATTTCTACAATGAAGATGCACATTTTCAGGAATTGACTAACGCAATTCAAGAGCGTGAGCAGAAACTCGAGGAAGCTCAGGCTGCTCTCGAAGACAAGGACTCGTTAATCGCAGAATCTAAGAAAGAAGCTAAGATTGCACGAGACCGTTTAATCCGAGAGGCAAAGATTAGTTCTTCTCTCGGTCATCTACCGCGCGATAAGCGTAGTGTAATGATGGAATTGCTTGAAGACGTTCAGACCGAAAGGCTTGACGAATCTATCAAGAGATATTTGCCAATGGTTCTAAAGGAAGGCAAGAAACCAGTTCGCGAGAAAAAGGTTTTGTCTGAGTCAGAACAGAAGGCAGGCAAGAGAGTCGTTACAGGAGATCGTGCCGAGAAGGTGATCACTGAGTCAAACGATCGCATTGACGAAGTCGATGGAGAAATTGATCGACTAGTTTATTTGGGAACACGTTCCTAATCTAAAAGGAGAAAAAGAAAATGAGTATGCTACTTGAAAATAGAAAGTGGGGCGTTGTAAAAGACAAGCTTACCGAAGGCCTAACCGGCAATCGTAAAGATGTTCTTGGCGTCGTCCTAGAAAACCAGCGTAAGTGGCTTGTTGAGGCAGCGTCCTCAGGTGCAACCACAGCAGGAAACATCGCAGCGTTGAACAAGGTTATTTTGCCTGTTATTCGCCGTGTTATGCCGACTGTTATCGCTAACGAAATTATCGGTGTTCAGCCGATGACTGGCCCAGTTGGTCAGATTCACACACTTCGTATCCAGTATGCTGATACGGTTCCAGGAGCAGGAACTGGTGCAGTTGCAGGTGACGAAGCTCTTAGCCCGTTCAACATCGAGAATCATTACTCCGGTAATGAGAATCCTGCAAACCCTGGTCCAGCACGTACTGCCCAGCTTGAAGGTCGTATGGGTAACAAGATGAACATTCGTGTCTTGAAAGAAACTGTTGAAGCAGAAAGCCGTAGACTATCAGCTAACTGGACAATCGAATCCATGCAGGACGCACAGTCCCAGCACGGCATCGACATTGAAGCTGAATTGATGGCTGTTCTAGCACAGGAAATGACCGCAGAAATTGACCAGGAGATCTTGAACAATCTTCGTACCCTAGCTGGTACCGCAACGGTTACTTTCGATCAGTCAGCTGTTTCCGGTGTTGCAACATCTGTTGTTGATGAGCACGCAGCACTAGCTGTTCTTATCAACCAGCAGGCAAACCGTATCTCACAGCGTACACGTCGCGGTGCAGGTAACTGGTGTGTTGTTAACCCACTAGTCATAACAGTTTTTCAGTCCGCTGGCGCATCCGCGTTCGCACGTACAACTGAAGGAACTTTCGAAGCACCAACAAATACCAAGTTCGTTGGTACTTTGAACGGCGAGATGAGAGTTTATGTTGACACATACGCAGGTGACAACGTCGACGTTCTAGTTGGATACAAAGGAACCAGCGAGTCGGATGCAGCAGCATTCTATTGCCCTTATATCCCTCTAATGAGCTCCGGTTCCGTTATGGACCCGAACACAGGCGAGATGATCACAACGTTCCTAACACGCTACGGCTACTTGGAATTGAAAGATCAGGCATCTTCACTTGGTAACGCAGCTGACTACCTCGGTAAGGTTGCAGTTTCCAACTTGCGCTTCTACTAAGCCGAAGGCTTAGAAGACGCTCGTAAAGAGCTAAGAAGAATTTATCCCGGGGCTTCGGCCTCGGGATTCTTCATGATTATTATTGATTTTTAGATAAGAATAATAATAAAATAAAATAAAATTGAACAATGAATTTAACAGACAAACAAAAAGACAGATTTCTAAAGATTATAGAAGGTAGCTCAAAGCATATAGGTCAGTCACTTCTTCGGGAAAAAAATAAAGACTTGCTTGCTTGGATAGAATCATATGAATTTGATTTTGAAACCATAAATCTAACCGAAAAGGTTTATTTGGTAGTTGCTGAATTTGACCCGATTTGTGAGAACGGAAATAAAAGATCTTTCAAGTCTTGGTCTGATGGATACGTTTTAGGTTGTGGCCGACCGAAGCAATGTGAATGTGTTTTCAAAGCTGTTAACGAAGCCCACCATAGAAAAATTGATAAACTCAAAAACGATTTAGAATATCGAACAGGTATAGGTAAGAAAATTACCAAAAAGCTGAATGCTTTTTATGAAAGAACCTCAGACGAAGATCTTAGAATTCGTTATGATTCAATAAAGGCCTCGCTGCAATCACAAGCAGTAAAAGACAAAAGAGCCAAGACGAAAATTGAAAGAGGTCAACAAATTGACCCAGCTGAACGAACTGAACGTGACGAATATTATCATCAAGTTGGAATCATAACTGAGCAGAACTTTCGAGACCATTTCTACGAAATTAATCCAGAAGGTTTATCTAGGGGAGAGTATCATCTAGACCATATCTACTCTAAGATCGCCGGTTATCGTAATGGAATATCGCCCGAAGTAATTGGTCACTGGAAAAATCTTCGAATGATGACAGAGTTAGACAACAAAATCAAGGCCGGGAGATGCGATCAAACCATCGAAGAATTAATGGAGGCTATTAAATGATCCTCTATTAAATCAAAAATCTACTAGCGGTTACATGACAAACTCCTTTTATATGGATCAAATTTATCTTTCTCATCTAAGTAGTCTTTATTCTAGACGATTTATTTCATTTTGTCAAGAAGTTTTTCGAGAAATTGTTGGTTTCGATTTTGATTTGAAGAGTGTTTAGAAGCCAGTCACGAGCCTCTTCAGACATCATGCCGAGATCAAACCGACTTAATGTTTGGATCTTAGCGTTCATCAATTTTTCTTGTGTGTTCATTTCCACCATTTCTTCTTCTCCGGACCAGAATTCAGTCGGGTGAACTCGGCATTAATGAGATTTAATTCAAGTTCTCTGGCTTCTTCTTCGTCTTCCGAATAAACATTAGAATTAAGAACCTGATCATACCGATCGACCAACGCTTCATAGTTTAGTGATTTCAAGATGTCAATGCTTTCCTGCGCTTCTGGAAATTTGCTTAGGTCTCCTGGCGCGAACTGTTTTCCGGAACTGATTTTAGCCATGCGGCGTGCAATATCGGCGGGAACAGAGTCGGTTCTTTTTGATATTTTATAACCGTTGCTAACAAACTCAGCAGCTTTGAATTTGTGGTTGAAAACTTTCTGACAAATCTTTTCAACTTTGTCCAAATCAAACCAACCGTTTGTTCGTACACCGGATTCCATATCTAACCAAAAATCAGTTTTATTGGTGTTTGATTTTTCGATCATTATTAGATATTTTTCAATCGTTTCGATCGAGATACCACCAGAGTAACCAACTAGGTTTGAGCTGTAACTTGGTTCCGGTAGTGATTCTGGAAACTTACCGGTACCGCCGGATGTGTCAAACAATTGAAGAGCATCTTCAGGTTTGGAAAAGGTAAAATTTCTGACTTGAGTTATCAATTTAATCCGTAGCATCTGAGCAACGCGTACTGCTTTCGAACTCGCTCCTGCACCGTTAATTTGTATTCGGTCGAAACTTAAAACATCGTTCAGAAGATTTTCTGATAATTCACCAGTGTCATTAAAATGTCTGGCAGCGCCTCCGCAAAGATGAAGAGATTTCTTTCCTTCAATAGAACCTAGTTCATTAAAAAATTGATTTGAAGGGTAGCGTGCATCTTTGTTTGAAGTCGAAAGTAAAATGCCCCATTCAATAGGGTATTGGCGAGACAGCTCATTCATACGATTTTTGTCTGTTCTGTCGTCTGCACCTGTGAAGGTGATAAATTTCGGTAAAATCATGTCATTCCTTGGGTCAGTTTGGTTGTGTTAGCTTGAAAGCAAAACGCCAATGGATATTAAAAGTCCTAGGGTTGAAGATAAAGTACCCACAACCGCAACCTTGTTGATAAGTGAGGCATTTTGCCAACTTATCCTCATTCGACTTATTAATCCTTTAGCGTTCTTTTCCTTTGCCATAAAATTATTTATCCTTCGATACAATAATTGGTATTTTCCTTTTGTCAAGGTTTTTCTTGACATAATGTAGGATATATCGTAAAATATAAGTATGGACATTTATTTGGTTAGACATGGTGAGTCAATGGGGAACGTGGACAAAACATTTCACTTCGACACCGCTGACCATGCGATCCCGCTGTCGCCGAAAGGTAACATGCAGGCTAGAGCCGCTGGAGATTTTCTAGCTGAGGAATTTGTGGTAACTGGTGGGTTCATTCCCAAGAGACGAATTTGGTGCTCTCCGTATGTTAGGACCCGAGAAACCGCTGCCAACATTATGAAAGGCATTGGGCTTGACTGGTCTAATCAAACTTTGCCGACCGCTAGCCATTCACCGGATATTCCGGATTTAAGTTGGAAGCAGTCCGGATTCAGTTATCGTGAACACGTTGCTTTATGTGAACAGCAATTCGGATTGTTTGATGGTATTGAAGATGAAGACCTTCCCGTAGTCTTACCTAAAGAGGCGGCGCACTATAATCGTTGCGTTGAACAAGAAGGTAAATTCTGGGCTCGAATGCCTATGGGCGAGAGCCGATTTGATGTAGCCAACCGTGTTAACCAAACATTCGGCACATTCCATCGTGATAAAGACAAACACGAAATTCAAGACATTATTGTAGTTTGTCACGGAGTCACCCTTCGGGCGTTCATGATGCAATGGCTGCACTTGACACCTGAATGGTTCGACGAAGAGTCTAATCCAGGAAATTGTTGGATTCGAAAAATTGGCCGTAACTCAGCTGGTCAATACGAAGACCAAGGTTATATTTTCAAACCGGAGGTTTAATGAACAGACACACAAGAAGAAAATTAGGGAAGAATGCATTTGATAAACTGACCTGGGTTTGCAACGACGTAGCGAAACCGACGGCAAATGCAATAGTAGTCAACCCTGGAGAAGATCCGCGACAAGCATTGCGAGACCATATGAAGTGGCGTTCGCAGTTTACAATCGGTGATCCAGCTCCGACGAAAGAACTCAGTATTCGTGAACTAAAGAAAGCCGGGGTCGTTGGTCTTTATACGGATGATGTCAGGAAATTTATCTAATGGCAGATGCAGTATATGAAATCGTATGGATCGAATCCGAATCCGGATGGGGACAGAAAGAATGGACACGAACTTATCACGAAACAAAATCTGATGCTGACCGAGCAATGAGCATTGGGAAAAAGAAAAGATAAGGAATCCGTCTGGTCAAACGCCGAGTTGGTATGTTCAACCGGAAATTCCTAGACTAGTCGAACGACCAAAAACTTATTGGAATTAAAGGATCTAAAGGGTGTAACAGCACCCTTTTTCCATGACTAAGTATTCACAAGTATTCGTTTTCTTTTTGACTTGAAGACTAGGTTTTATTAAACTAATTGAATAATAAAAACAAGTAAACATAGGAGTTAAGATGACGAATACTGAAACCGTTACTTTATCACAAGCAGAAAAGGAACTTGGACTAATAAAAGATAGAGTTCTAACAAATCTTGAACTTGCCGGCGTAAGCATTGAAGAATGGCAGAATGCCAAGACAAAAGATAAACTAAGAGTGAAAGTTTATAAAAATATCGAAGAGAAAAGACTTGAACTTTGTCCTTTCAAGTACGATCAGATTAGAGCTATCCTACCTGAGTTAAATGATTATCCAAACGATAAAGTTCCGTACTCATGGGCTTGGCAAAAGTACGTGGCTGAAAGACACCCGGGGTATAAGAAAGCTTTAGAGGAACAACAAGCAAAGCAAAAGATTCTTGCTAAAGAAAGAATAAAGCAAACCTATATTGATAATCACGAAGATATGCCAGAAGATATGAAGGAGATCGCAATTAAATATGCTACCGATACTTCATTCGACGATGGCTGGATGGGTTATTTGTTGAGAAACAAGAAGATTTCTCCAGACTTTAGGGAAGAAATCGTTTGTGACTTTCTTGGGATTAATAGAGCATCTGTTGAAGTTGGTGGTTTTGACGGAACAACCAAAAATGGACGTGAAGTTGAAATCAAAACTGAACAAGCCAGAATAGGTGAGGCCAGAAAGCTTAATGGAGCACATCAGTTCAGTACCCTTTGCATTCCTTCTATGGAAAAGAAAATTCAAGAGAATCCGATTATGGCACACGCTGGATTTGTCGACGGAAGACTCGCATATTTAGCAACGTGGATGCTAAAAGAGATGGATCATAAAAGACTTTTATCTGAAGGAACTATACATCGAAACTATCGAGTAGACGATTGGATGCATTTACCTTTTAGATTACAGTTTGTTGACTATTCATTACTTGAAGGATATACCGCATTGAAACTAATGGCAACCCTACAGTCAAAAAAAATTCATAAGAATAAGAATAAATAAACGATAGGAGGGTTTTATGCCAGGAGTAGCAAGATTAGGAGACGTATGTTCAGGTCATGGGTGTTTCCCACCTAGGACAAATGACCAAGGATCATCAACTGTTTTTGTCAATAATTTGCCAGCACATAGAATGGGAGATCATTGGGTAACTCATTGTTGTCATCCAGAATGTCACGATGGTGCATTAGCCAGCGGTGATCCTACGGTTTTTGTGAATAACATTCCTTTGGGTAGAATGGGTGATCCTATTTCTTGTGGCTCAACAGTTATGTCGGCATCTAGCACAGTATTCTCTGAAGGCAATAGTCCGCCTCCGATTGACTCTTATTCGGTCGAGGCTGTTCGAGAGATCATTGCAGTAGCAGGACAAATTGCTCCCTTTGATGAACCGGTTTATACTTTGCAAAACGCAGGTGTTGACACAACCTCTTATCCGGCAGACACTGAACCTCCAGCAGCCCCGGCTCCGCCTACAGATTTAGCAGAACCAGAAAAAGAAATCCCAGCAGAAGTACCTTCTTGTGGAGAATACACTGAAGTTGATTACGATATTCAACTTACTCAGTCTTTCAAACTTCGTGACTTATCTGTTGGTGCATTGTTCTCGCATTCAATTAAATCACAATGCGGATTTTCGGGTTTAGAAATTATATGTAATCTAAAAGCTCTTTGTGAAAATGTGCTTGAACCACTGAACAGCGCGTACCCTGGATTTAGAATTAACTCTGGATTTCGTACAGCAACCAGATGCAAAAGCCAACACGAAAAAGGTCAAGCAGCTGATTTACAATGGCCCGGCCTTAGTAGCCAAGAATATTTGAGAAGAGCAGAATGGATTAGGGATAATCTTCTATTCGATCAAGAAATTATGGAACATGGAAATAGTATTTGGATTCATGTCAGTTATGCAGAGGCACAGAGACGACAAGTCTTAACCATGTATAGAAAGAATTACGAGTCAGGTTTGACTTTATATTACGCATAGGAGATAAAATGGTAGCAATTACATTACCAGCAAATATTGCTGACATCTATAACACTTTCACCACACAAGGTCTGAGTGTTCCGGATGCGGAATTATGCATGGATACGTGCGCGAAGATTCAGTTCGCAAAAACCCAAATTCAAAGTTGGAACAATCCTGATGCCGTATTAAACGATCTATCTGAATTAACCGGTGCTGGTGTCGACAATGAATTTTTCAATTTTATCGCTGATCAATTAGATTTTGCAGCAACCGAGGTAAGTAATGCAGAAACGCATCTTCGTGGTATATTCGGCGCCGCACCCGGTACTCCTGGGTCGCTCGGTGCTGCCAATTTGGTGAAAAATATGAGTATTGCAACCGTAGAAAAGGCTAGACAGGAAACACTGAATCTGGTTGGGTCTAATCCATGTGATGCAATATCTAATCTATTCAATACAATTAGTGGTGGGTTGAATACATCTCTTAATGCAATTTCTGCTGCGGTAGATGAAATTCTGCAAAAGATCGGCGAAGGTATAGCAGCTTTGGTTGCATCAATTGCGGCGGTTATTCAACCTGCCTTAGATGCAATCAACGCAGCAATTGACGAGATTGTTTCTGCCATTGCAAAAGAAATCGATGATTTTGCCAAAGCGTTTGCTGATATCTTCGATTTTTCAATGTCATTGACTTTGCCTTCGTTGTTTAAGGATCCTTGCCTCCGTGCAGTTCTTGATGTGGTAGCACCGCCGGAATTAAAAGCTGCTTTGAAAATTGCCGACGATTTAACTTCTTGACAAAACGATTAAAGATGTTATCATAAAAGATCATCAAAAGGTAAAGGAATATAATGGGCGGAAATTCAAGAGCACTTCAACCAAACGGCGAACTAATCATTCGAAACGGTAAGCCGATATATGCACAAAAGATTGACTTTGGTAAAAAGTTTGATCGATCAAAATTTCAAACCGACTTCTTTAAAATGATGTCGGTATTGAATGCTGCCTTTTTGAATGAGTACGGCAAGCAACTCTGGAATTTAAAAACACGCAACCGGTATTTCAACGGTTCTTCTAGTGCATTATTCGATCCAACCATTTCCAACAAAGAATTTATTGAATATAAGCCTGAAGTTGGTGATGTTGATATGATGGTTGACCACAAAGACCTACCTAAACTTTGGGATTTACTCAAAGCCAATGAAGGTAGACTTTTAGGCGACTTTGTTTATCTCGGGAATAACAAGATTGCAAAGAGTGCAATCGTCTCCCAAATTAACGCAGTGCTCGAATATGTCCAAGGTCCTTACATGGTTTGGTGCCAGGTAGACTTCGAAGGTGCTGACTTTGAAAATCTAATTCCTACAGAATGGGCAAGCTTTAGTCATTCCTCAGATTGGAATGACACAAAGTCGGGAATCAAAGGCGTCATTCATAAATTTATGATTCAATCCCTTGCCACTGTTTTTGGTAAAGTAGATCAATCGGTTGAGCTAACACCAAAGAGCCCGGTTGTTGATGATGAAAAACTCAAAACTCTTACATTTGATTTGGAAGAGGCTACGGATCAGTATGAACAAACCGAAGACCCGAAGCTTAGAAAGAAAATCGCGGATTTGACAAAAGAAATAAAGCGCTCGACGCCAAAGATAAAGAAAGGCGCTGAAGAACTTGATGTTTCTAGTCTCACATTTTCAGTCTTGTATGGTCTCAGAAATAAAATGCAACCGCAATATCTACCAAACGGTCACCATTTCCAAGTGAACAGCCGAAAAGCGTTTAAGCAGATTCCTCCGGCTGAGAGTGGATATGTAAACGATCTTCGTGAAATGTTTATGAGTCTATTCAATCACGAACCTTCCCCTCAAGAGCTCAATAAATTCAAATCGTTTGTTGGATTGATTGACTTGATCGCAGCTGAAGAACCCGAAAAACTGATAGAAATTAGAGATGAATTTATCCGTCGCTTGTGGGGATTCACCCCGGCACAGTCAAAAGGATTGGCTAAACCTAATGATGTCAAAACCCCAGCACAGGCTCTTGATCGAGACGACTGGCAAACTGATTTGAATATTAAAATGGCAGCATTGAACCACTTCTTTAACGTGTTCAATTTTGTAAAATTGCCTAAGAAAGATATTGACCATATCACTTATCTATATTATGGTAAAAACGGAGAGGCCTATTATGATCTCAGATCTAAAGGACGTGACCACGATGAACCGACCGGATAAAATATGAAGATTAATGAAATCAACGGTATGTTGGATATTTCTATTCAACACGCTGACAAAGTAACTCAAGGCGATCCGGAAAAGATCCAGAAATTCTTGAGCAACCACTATACAGTAACGCAAAAGTTTGACGGTGTGAAGTTAACTCTTTGGCGTAATGCAGAACCGTTTGATCCCGATTACCGAAAGAACTGGATTGTTGCTTACAAGAATAGAGTCTTGCATCCGGAAGAATTTGAAGGACCGGATCGGAGTGCTATCAAGAATGACTCAATCTCAATTAGTCAATACGCTTTGGTTCATGACCATTTAAAAGCGAATCACCAAAACACTCAGTTCATTCCAGAAGAGACTGAATTCTTTGTTGAGTTCATTATGAACAAACCGACCACAACGCGTGACTATTCAGATTTCCATAGTTTGATCTTGATCGCGTATGCTCCGGCAACGGCTAGTATTGGTGGTGGTATGTTCTATACTCAGCCAGAAGGTTTTCATCAAGAAGAGATTCAAGAATACGCAGCAGCATTGGGAATGATGGTCCCGCCGGTGGTCTTCGAAGGCACATTAGATAGTGAAGTGAATATACGTAAAGGAATCCAGTCAGAAGAATTACTTCAAGCATTTGAAGACAAAAAGCAATTCTTAAAATTTAATGATCCTGATCATGCGTCGGAGACTTACGCTAACATAAAAGCGATGTTCTTGTCGCTTGAATCGCCGTTTGGTGGACCCGAAGAAGGTGTTGTTTTGCTTTCTGATAAGGGGAAGTTTTTCAAAATTATTCAAGCTGACCAACATGACAAAAATGTTCGCTTTAAAAAGAAACAGCGATGGCGTGGATCAATTGAAGAAGAGAAATTGTATTGGTCAAGCATCAACAGAATTGCAGACAGTGTCATAAACAAAACAAACCAAGGCGCGCTAGAGCCTACTTTAGGGATGATGTCGAAATTGACTTATTCGTTCACTGAAGATATGCTACCACAAAACGCCAAGAAGTCTCATCATCAAATTAAAGACGATTTGTTTCTAACCGCCAAGGAAAGAATAATCAGTGAATTACCGGAAAACAAAACCGCGCTAGTAATAGGCAAGCTTCGTATTTTTACAAATGCTCATAAAATTTTGATAGAAGAAGCAAAACAAAAATGCGACCACGTAACGGTAGCTTTGGTAACTGGCAAGAATCAACCTTTCTCGTTTAATCTTAGAAAAAGAATGGTCCATGCCGTCTTTCCTGATGTTGATGTAATTGAAGTGTCAAGCGGTAATCTGTTATCGACCATGAAAAAATCTAAGAAGATCATCAAATATGTAATAGCCGGAAGTGATCGGGTAGAAGGATATCGTGACCAGTTGAAAAAGCACAACGTAGAAGTAATTGAAGTAGTGCGTGATTTTTCGTCTGCAGACGCTATTTCAGCTTCCACTGTGGTTCGTGCGTTGATGTATCACGAAACAAAATTGTTCCGAAATTTAACACCAAAAGAAATTTGGCCCTTTATGAAAGAATTACTAAATGTCCTCTATTGAAATTGACAAAATTATTAAACTCGATGGTCCGGTATTTGTTCTGGTCGGTGGCGCTATTGGTGCAGGTAAAACCACAGTGGTCAATAAACACTTGAAGAGTTTGGCAGTTCTTGATCCCGATGCTATTCAACTAAGTCAGATAGCTGGATTCTATATTTTTTATGATCCTAAAAAAGTGGCACAGACTTTAGTTGAGCTTGATGCGAGATGCAAAAGCTTTCTGAAAATTAAGAAATCGTTTATTAGGATGGGAACCGCGTCACAAGCTTCTGCGGCTTTGAAGAGAGCAGACCAAGCAAAAGAATATGGATTTACCACCGTGTTTCTGCATGTTGAAGTTCCGGTAGAACAAGCCGTTGCCCAGAACGCTTGGAGAAGAAAACAAGGCGACCGAGCTGTTGAATTTGATAAAGAATATAGGATCACACGAACACATGCAGCATCCCGTAGAACTTTTGAAGCCATTAAAGATAGGTTTGATTATTCATGTCAATTTGAGAATAATCTTGACACGAATATTGCGCCTATTGTAAATTAATAGATGACAGATTTTTATACATCAGACAATCACTTTGGTCACTGGACCACCGAAGACCGAAACATAATCAAATACTGCGATAGACCGTTTGATTCCATAAGTGAAATGGATGTCAAAATGATCGAGAACTGGAATAATGTTGTCGGTCATAAAGATACAGTTTATCATTTGGGTGATTTCACCTTCTACAAAAACCGAGACATTATCGATGCCATTATGGATAGCCTCAATGGTAGGAAGATTTTAATCTCCGGCAATCATGATCGTGATTATATCAAAAAACATAAAGAATGGGCTGAGGTTCATCAATACTTAGAACGGAAAGACCGAGGCAAAGGTACTTGGTTGGTTATGTTCCATTATCCGATTGCAAATTGGAATGGATCATATCACAAAAGTTGGCACTTGCATGGACATTCGCATGGAAAATACGTTTATCCTTTGAACGAAAACGGAACAAAGAAAACTGCACTAGACGTCGGAGTTGATACTCACGACTTCACTCCTTGGTCATTTGATGAAATCAAGGAGTATATGGATAATCTCTAATAAATAAAGAAAACAGGTTATTGGAGAAATTATGCGCGTTAACGAAGTAATCAACCTAAAAGAAGCACGTCTTCCAAAAGAAATTCCTTTCATGGGCTGGATGTTGCGTCCGGTTCCGAAGAAAACCTCATTTGACGGCGTCGCTTATGCTCCCGGAAAAGAAAGAATTGTTATCCGTGGTGTCGCTACACTTGAAGAAGTGTACGATCAGCTTAAACAAGCAGTGCGTGAAAAAAGGTCAACAGATTCACAATCAAGGAATCCGAACATTCAATTCAGTAATGTGGATGAAACGAATGGTGTTTTCAATCAAGCATTTACAAATTCATTTTTCGGTGACGAAGTACCGGCGCTAGGAAAGATAGTTGTCGACGGCGCTACCCATATCGATGTTTATATTGGTAATGATCCAGAAGATTTAGAGCTTTACAAGTCTGATGGTTTTGTGCAAATATCAGATCGCCTTTGGAATAAGTCGCGTGTTTATCGTATGTCTCTGACCCCTAAGCAGGTCGCTGATAAGGGTCTTGAGTTCAGGGGTATCTACACCGTAAACGAGACAAAATCTCCTGATCCGGACCTTAAACGCTTCACTTTGAGCCCTCAACCGATTGACTACCTTGAAGGCAAAGAAAGTAAGAAAATATTCAAAGAGCCTACTTTCAGTATACCGACTTGGTTAAAAGGCAGTAAAACGCTTCAAGAACGCGATGCTAGTATGTCCTACGAGACAGTAGAAGTCAAAGGTATTGTAGATCGAGTAATTGCTAAAATCAAAAATCAAAAAGGTTCAGCCTGGACGAGAATGGGCAAGCAGTTAAAAGACCTTAGAAATCAAATTGCAGTTTTGTCTGAGAAAGAAGCAAAATTAACTGACAAAATTAAAGACAGATTTCCAGAAACTTTTGATTCCTCTGATGAAGTATTGACGCGAGTCGTTGAGACCGCCCATTTAGTCGCAACTATGACAAAAGCAAGTCAAACAGATAAATCCACTGTTGACTATGCTGCTATCCTTGAAGAAATTCTTAAACTTGATTTGGTACCTGAACAGCAGAAAGCGGTTACCGCAATCATTAAGAAACACACCACCACAAAGACTGTTTCTACTCCGTCTAAGCTACGGTTGAAAGTAACCGAATCTGAATTGATGGCAAACATCAAAAGTTCCTGGAGTAGCTTACTCTCGAAGCTGAAAGTTTGGGGCAAGAGACAAGATCAGAAAATTGCTAGAGTTAAACAAATGATGAGTCAAGTCGGTAGTAATCAGAACACGATGATTTCTGAAGAAGAAGTTATGAGTTCATGGATTGATGAACTAACTTATGAGCCTCATCCAGAAGCAGAAGGTGAAGGAAACGTCGAAATGCTTTTGGGAAACGGTAGAGCATATACCGTCTATAATGTTGCATATGGTGAATACGAAGACTGGTTGTCTTCTCCGTCGAAAGGTAGGTATTGGCACGCTAATATCAAAGACGTTTACACGGTGAAATAATGACCGAAACTGAAATTTGGTGGAAAGGCGCTTGGCGCCCTGCGGCCGCAGGAATATACCTATCAATCTGTTTGTTTGATTTTGTAGTCATGCCTATGATTAATTCCAATAATTACGACCCTGCAGAGCTGGTTGACCAAGCGTTACGTTTCAATGACCCAACTGTTCAAGTCAAAGCATTAGCAGCAATGGATCAAGGAAGGATGTGGGAACCTTTGACCACTCAAGGGAATGGAATTTTTCACTTATCCTTCGGTGCCATCTTAGGCGCAGCAGCCCACGGTAGATCAAAAGAAAAAGTTGCTAGAAGTTCTAAAGACATTGTTATAGGTGAAAATCCTGCTTGACATTTAAATTATCTGATATTAAACTGATATTGGAGGAAGAAATGCAAAATGTCAAAAATTTAACAGATTATTTACGGAACGCCCCAACAGAAACGAAAATCAAAATTGCCAAGGCTTTTTTGTTTTCGCCGGTGATGAAACGTCGAATGCCGTTTACATCAAAACTGTCTGAGGTGGTCGCTTCCTTTTTTCCTCGTTTGTTAGAAGAGGAATTAACCACAGAAAAGTCGACTTTGCTTGTCAATGCAATAGCATATGACATCGATACCGAATATTATACCGGAAAAGATTTTGAAGATCTTTTAATTATTTTATTTTCTCACGGTTATCGACCACAATCTTATTAATTTTTATACTCTCCTGAAACTATAAATAAAGATGATAGCAATTGTGTTATTGAAAATCATATGGCAGTTTAAGCCTCTGAACGCAGTCAGAGCAGTTAAAGTCCATAACAGGAGATAAAATGACAGATCACATTAAAGTGAACCATACCGGTTCTTCAAAATCCAAAAATCCAACCTTAAGACTCATGTTCATGTCGTACTTGATCGCTCAGGATCAATGAATAATTGCCGTAAAGCAACTATTGACGGATTCAACGAGTATATTGGCTCATTAAAAGCTGACAAAGACAATAAGTATTTTGTCACGTTGACTCAGTTTGATTCGACAAACGCTGGTGTCTTAATTGAAGATACCTTTACTGACGTGAAATTATCTGAAGTTGAAGATTTAACTGAAGACACTTTCCAACCAAGAGGCACGACTCCGTTGCACGATGCAATCGGTGAAAGCATGCGTCAATCAGCGAATCGCCTGAAAGAAAAGAAAGGCAACAACGCAGTGGTTATGATCGTTATGACTGATGGCGGCGAGAATTCAAGTAAAGAGTTCGATGCAAGCATCATTAAGAAAATGATCGACACTGAAGAAGCTAACGGTTGGACTGTAACCTACATGGGTGCAAACCAAAACGCACATCGTGTTGGTGGATCATTGGGATTCAAAGCCGGTAAGACTATGAACTACAGCACTGACCAAATGCAAGACACTTTCCGTGGCTTAGCAATTAACACAGCTTCACGCTCCTCGTTGTATTCGAAGACCTTAGATTCAATGGAATCTGGTGCAACACCTGAAAATATTTCTATGGCATTTGCATCAGTATCGAGAAGTGCTGACTTCTTTGAAGATGAGGACGAAGATGCGATGTCCTAATAACGCTTCTAGTCTTGAAGTTTTGGTTAACGGGAGACCGGTAACTGAATATCGACATGACGGAAACGTCTTTATTGAAGGTAGAGACCGTTCGGAATTTTCATTACGTATGAAGTATCTAGGTGGTTACCGTGATATGGGCAAAAGAAAATTGTTTGTACCTTCGGTTGACGGCCTGAGTATCATCGACGGGAAACCGGCTTCGAATGATTCACGTGGATTCATTTTAGAAACAGATGAAGAAATTGAAGTTCCTGGTTGGATGGTGAATAACGAGACAGCAGCAAGCTTTTTCTTTAGTTTGTCAAATAAAGAACCAAGTTATGCTGAACAAATGGGTTATGGCGGACAGAACAACGGTGTAATCGGTGTTCGTGTTTTCCAGGAAAAGGAACCGGCTAAGAAACCGTTACCTAATCCTTTCCCCGATGTTTTACAGCTGAAGGACTTTCCTTGGGCTGACTCCGGAACTGTTAGAGAACCGGATTTTAACCCTAGGACAATCTCTTTTGGTGCATCAGCATCAGCGTCAGCATTAAGAGGAATTGCTCCTCAAAGCGCAAAAGAACTTGGCGCTGGTTGGGGTGAAGAAACTGATTTCAGTACGACAATCACACAGTTCGAGAAAGGTGAGCATTTGACTGATATCGTGATTTTTTATGATACCATTCGAGGTCTCGAAGCCCTAGGCGTTGATGTCGTGAAAAAGAAAGCAAGGCGTTCCTCAATGGGAGCTAGTCCTTTCCCGGGAGACTATTGTAAGTCTCCAAAATAAATCTTGACAAAGTGGTGATACCGTGTTTTATAATAAGCACGGTATCTCCATGATAAATAACTGGAACAAAACAACATTGGGACCCAAATGAATCAAGACGATATTAGAAAGTTATCCGACTACCAACACGCCCGTCTAAGAACAGAGACTTATTTCGGTTCAAGATCAAATCACACTCAAAATGTTCTCATGTTTCATGCTGACAAACCAGTCATTAAAGAAATAACTTGGGTGCCTGCTTTGTTAACGGCTGTTCGTGAAATTATTGATAACTCGTTAGATGAATTGATCGGCAAGGGATTCGGCGACAGACTTGATGTCACGTTCGATACCAAAACGATGGAATTCACTGTTCGTGATAACGGTCGCGGCATTCCGATCGCAAAAGACAAAACCGAGAACATGCACTTAGCCACGATGGTTTTGAGTGAGGCCCGAGCCGGTAGAAACTTTGACGATACTCAAAGAACTGGTGCCGGTATGAACGGGGTCGGCGCTAGTATTTGCAATTTCTGTGCTGAATATTTTGAAGTAGAAGTTATCCGGGACGGTAAGAAGTTCGTTCAGAATTTCTCACAAGGTAATGCTGTTGATGATTCGCTACAAATTCACAAGGCAAAAATTACCGCGTCGGGTAGCCCAAGAACAGGCACATTTATTAAGTTCAAACCGTCGAAGGAAGTTTTCAAAAACCAAACCCTTCCGGTGGACTTTATTGAATCTAGATTGTTAGAGATTGCTGCATGTAATCCAAAGGTCAAGATTTATTTTAATGGTAAGAAAATCGACATTAAGCGTGGTGTTGAGAAAACATTGTTCGGTGGTTTGAAAGGAATTCATATTCCGGTCAAAGACAAAGAAATGGAATTTATGACTGACTTTTATGTTTATCCGAATGTATCCGATGGGCGTGAGCATATTCACTCGCTTGTGAATAACGTTCCTACCTTCGATGGCGGTGAACATATTGAAGAGTTCCGTAGGATTTTTGTGCAAGGTATGCTCAAAGCCTTAGAGAAGCCGGCGAGGAAAAGAAAACTCTCACCAAACAGAACCGATATTTTAGAAAGTCTTCTTTTCTTCTCGGTAACGAAAATGAAAGCACCGTACTTTGGTAACCAAGCAAAAACCAAACTAATCAACGAAGAAGTAAAGAAACCTATTCGTGAGCAAGTTGACAACGAAGAGTTGTTCAAGGGAATTGTCTTGAAGAACAAAGAATGGGTAGAAGAAATTCTTGAGCGTACCGCTGTTCGTACTCAGAAAAGAGATGACGCGGATGTTTCTAGAGAATCTAAAAAGAACCTTCGAAACAAGATTCCAAGCCTTATGGATGCGACGAGTAAAATTAGATCTGACTGTATCCTAATGCTAGCAGAAGGTGATTCGGCTATCTCTGGTTTCAGTAATGTTCGCGATCCTAAAATTCACGGCGGCTTGCCTTTACGTGGTAAGATCATGAATGTGTTCGGAGAGAATCCAAAGAAAGTTATCGGTTCAAAAGCTTTGGCAGATATTATGAACAGTTTGGGATTGGTAATCGGTCAGAAGTTTGATCGCAGCCAGCTTCGTTACGGTAAGGTTTATATCGCTTGTGATATGGATCAAGACGGAGCAAACATTACAGCGTTGTTGGTAAACTTCTTCTACCGATATTGGCCTGAATTGTTTGATCCAGCAAAACCGTTCTTCTTTATTTTCTTGACTCCGTATATTATTGTCGAGAAAGGAAAAGAACGTCATTATTGGTACAGCAACGATTACCATGAATTTGAATCAAGTAAATGGAAAGGCGCAACCGTACGTCGAGCAAAAGGTCTCGGAACGTTGCGTAAAGAAAATTGGAAGCATGCTATTCAAGACCCTAGACTAATTGCACTTTCGGACGATGGTAAACTTAAAGAAACTTTAGACTTAATCTTCGACGGTGCTAGGGCCGACGATAGAAAAGAATGGATGGCAAATGTCGATTAAACCAGAATATAATTTAAACCATATTGATGACAGATTAGCGGCTTTAGATAAAGTCAAGAACGCAGTCGAAGAATATATCGAGTATATGTGGTCGGATGAACGGCTTGAAGACAACGATGAAAATTATCAGAATCATATTTTCGAAACAGCGGTTCTCGCAATAATGGGCCCTGATGCGTTTATTAAAATAACTGAAAGAATGGTAGAATCTGATGACTGAAGTATTAATTCCAATTGAGTCAAGCGAACACATCGACGCATCAAGTAAAGAATACAGCCTCTACGTCTGTGAACAACGGGCTATCCCGAAAGCAAGTGATGGACTGAAATCTGCTCAACGTAAAGCGTTGTTTTTGATGATGACCAAAGCTGGTGAAATCAAAACGGTTTCGTTGTCTGGTGAAACAATCTCGAGAGGATTATATGTTCACGGTGATACTAGCATGTCGGATACCGTATCTCTTCTAGCTGCGCCGTATTCTAACAATCTGCCATGGCTCGAGGGTATTGGTACGTTTGGAACTAAGGTAAATCCTAGGGCATTTGCGGCCCCTCGCTATACGTACGTCAAACGATCAAAAGCATCAGAGGAGATTTTATATGCTGACAGAGATATTGTTCCAATGCAGGAAAATTATGACGGTTCTACATCCGAACCGACTCACTTCCTTCCCATTATTCCTACTGTTCTTCTTAACGGTGTTTCAGGTATCGCTGTTGGGTGGTCAACAGAAATACTCCCCCGCGCATTGGATGATCTTATCCGAGCGACCGCGGCTGCAATCGACGGAAAACGATTCAAGTATCTGACACCGAAATACGAGTTCTTGGATATTGACGTCGAAAAGTTAGAAGATAACTCATGGGAGTTTCGCGGAAAGGTTACCATTCAAGATGCACAAACGGTAATCGTAAACGAGTTGCCGCCTGATTTGTCTTTGGAAAAGTTTAAGGATAGGTTAATTGCGCTTGAAGATGACAGTCAAATTCAAACCTATACCGACCACAGTTCTGACAAGATTTGCATCGAAGTAAAGTTCAAGCGCGGGATGCTAAAAGATAAAGATGATAAATGGGTTGTGAAAACTTTAAAATTGACTTCTCGGAAAAAAGAACGTATCGTAGTAGTTGACTGGGATAATAAGTCAATTAGACAATTCGATTCTGCCGAACAATTGATTAAAGAGTTTGTTGAAGTCCGTTTCGGGTTTTACATCAAGCGCTTTGATAAATTCTTAAAAGATGACAGTTATGAACTGAAATATTGGAAAGCCTTAAAGTTATGTTTCGATGATGGATTACCAACACGAATTCTTAAAGCAAAAGATAAAGCAGCCGTATGTGCAGATATTAAATCTATCACAAAAGCTGCTGGACCTGATGAAACCCAAATTGATCGCATTGCGGGAACGTCGTCTTATAATTGGGCGAAGGATCGGTATGCTGTGGTACAAGCACGAATTAAGGAACTCGAAGCGAACATCGAGAAATACAAAAAACTTTTGGCAAACCCAGACGATATTAGAGATATTTTCAAAGCCGAGGTTTTATCTCTTGGGAAGCAAAAATTCGACGTTGATAGATAAACGAGGAAATAAATGACCAACGGATTCACAATAGGCTACAAAGACGGAAACGTGCTTGACGCCGAAGAGACCATTATTGTTCACGGCTGCAATGCCCAAGGAGTTATGGGCTCCGGTGTAGCGAAAGCTATCCGAGCAAAATATCCTGGTGCCTATGAGCTTTATCGTCAAGAATACGAAGCGCAAGGTGGATTAGCCTTAGGTACCGTTACTGTTTATGATGCTCCAGACGGAAAAGTAATAATCAACGGAGTTACCCAAGAATTCTACGGTAGGGACGGAAAGAAATATGTCGACTATACTGCCGTTCGGGAAGTAATGGAAGCGGCTGATTTTATCGCGCACAATTTAGGTTGCGGTATTGCTATGCCTATGATTGGTTCAGGTTTGGGTGGTGGTAGTTGGACAACCATTGAAAACATTATTGAAGTCAATGTAAAGCGCCCAGTAACCGTTTACCGTTTTAAAGAATGAGACAGCAATTTGACGAAGGTTATAGGGATCACAATTTAAAAGTAGGTTTATCTAATAATCCCTATGATCGAGCGAAGCAACCTGGGCAATATAAAGCCTGGAGAGAAGGCTGGAAGGCCGCCAACTTTGATTCAAAAATGAAAGGAAAATCATGAATATTTTCGATAACCGAGTACTAACCGCAGACGAGCAGGATTTGCTCAGAAAAACCGTAGAAGACGGTGTGCATTACGCAGAGGCAATTCGTGCCGAACAGGATTCACTAAAAGATATGGTAAAGGATGCAGTTGCAAAACTCAACGACCAGATCGACGATCCTGATCAGAAAATCAAAGGCAGTACCGTCAACAAAATGATTCGTGTCTTACATCTTCGTGATATACAAGAAGCAAAAGATAAGATTTCAGAAGTTGAGGACGGTCTGACTGTAATCGGAAAGCAGGTTTAAAATGAATAACCATCCTTGGACTTCTGTCGCTTCGCTTGTTATCGCGACGGCAATCGCGGCGATTATTGTCTCGGTCTATCCGTGGGCATTGACTGTGATTTGGGATTGGTTTATTTTTCCCGAGTTCGGGGTTCAACTTTCTTACTTGGGTGCACTAGGCATCACTGGTGTTTTCATGCTATTAGCAAAGAACAGTCCCTCAGTTTTAGAAATGCGAGTTAATAAAACCGGTATAGAATCTGCTAAACTGATGGGTTTTATTATTGCTAAACCGTTTGTAGTTCTTGGTATTTTAGGAATCATTAAGATTGTCGTTTCTTAAAATCCTAACAGATTGCAAAGACTTTTTTGTGAATGACTGGCGGTATAACCGTCAGTTATTCATGATTGAAAACTTAGGGACGTTCTTCGGTTTGATCTCTGCATTTACTATTGCGGCGTTTACAACCTCAGCTCCCTTTGTTTGGGTCTATATCTTTTTTACTTTGGCATCTATTTTCCTTATAATAGCAGCATATAAAAGAAACTCGGCGCCAGTTATAATACTGAACGGAGGTTACTTTTTCATCAATATATTGGGTCTCTATAAAGCCCTGGGAGTATAATGACATATATCGACGCACACCACGACCAAGAAAAAGATATTGTTCGCGTAGTTGAGCGAGTAAACGGAAAAAGACAAATTACTGAACTGCCGCCAGTTTATGAATTTTATTATGAAGACGAAAACGGATCACATATAGCCACAACAGGCGAACGTTGCAAACTGGTATCATCCAAACGCAACAAAGATTTCAAACGTGAAATCAAATCTATGCATGGTCGCAAAACATTCGAAGCTGACCAAAACATTATTTTCAAAACTCTGAAGAGACATTACCCTAATCAGACTCCACCAGTCTTGAATGTAGCCTTCTTCGACATCGAGGTCGACTTTGACCTAGAAAAAGGCTACTCAACACCTGAAGACCCGTTCAACGAAGTCACGGCGGTCTCGGTGTATAACGTATGGGAAGACACTCTTTATACCTTAACCATCAAACCTGAAACTTTATCAACTGAAGAAGCTCTGGCAATTACATCAGAATTTCCGAACACTGTTCTGTGCGAAACAGAAAACGAAATGTTGATGACGTTCCAAGACATAATTGAAGAAGCTGATGTAATTTCAGGTTGGAACTCAGAAGGGTACGACGTACCTTATATGGTGAACAGAACAATTCAACAAATGAACAAAGCTTCGACCGCTGGTTGGTGCCTTTGGGGAATGTTACCAGTCAGAACAAAAGTAGAAAAGTTCGGCAAAGAGAATTTGGCTTTTCGTTTGAAAGGTCGTCTTCATGTTGACTATTTGGATCTATATCAAAAGCATACGCCCAAGACACAAGAGTCTTACAAACTTGACTTCATTGGTTTACAAGAAGTTAATGAACGTAAAGTTGAATATGATGGAACCTTGTATCAATTATATCGTGAAGACTTCAAGAAGTTTATCGAATATAACAGACAAGACACGATGCTTCTTCACAAAATCGACAAGAAGCTTCAATACCTTGACTTAGCCAACCAGATCGCAATTCAGAACTGGGTCTTAATTCCGTCTACTATGGGCACAGTTGCTTGGGTTGACCAGTCAATTATTAACGAAGCGCACGAACGCGGCATGGTTGTTCCAACTAAACTTCGAGAAGAAGAACAGACCAACTCAGCAGCAGGTGCATGGGTAGCAGAACCGGAACTTGGCCTGCAAGAATGGATCGGCGCAGTTGATATTAACTCACTATATCCTTCATGTATTCGACTATTGAATATGAGTCCAGAAACAATCTTTGGTCAGATTAGACTTGACCATACGGATGAATATTTGGAAGACAGAATTGTTCGAGAAAACTTGATCTATTCTGTTAAAGGAGTGAAGAAGAAAAATTACACTGAAGCCTGGAACGGTTTGTTCGGAACACTTGAATATCAAAAGGTAATAGCAAAAGAAGACGAAGAGATTACCGTTGATTGGGAAGACGGAACATCCATGACGCTTTTAGCAAGTGAATTGTATGAATTGATTTTCCAAGACGATTCTAATTTGAATATATCAGCAAACGGTACAATCTTTAGAACAGATATTGATGGACTTATCCCGGGACTACTCGCTCGTTGGTATAACGAAAGAAAAGTCATGCAGAAGACTTCTAAGATTTGGAAGTCATTGCAAGATGGAATCACTGAGGTCGATAGCCTTTACGAAGCAATGCTCGAAGAAATTTCAGAAGATGATCGTCAAAATCGAGCCGGTGTTTGGTTTGCGGTTGACTTGGATTATGCTAAGAAGCAGTTTACTTTTTGGAATATGCGACAGCAAATTCGTAAGATTCAGTTGAACAGCCTTTATGGATCGTTGCTACAAAAGGGATCCAAGTTCTATGACAAGAGACTAGGACAGTCTGTTACGTTGACAGGTCGTTGCATTACCAAGCATATGACAGCAAAAATCAACGAAACTGTGACTGGACTTTATGATCACACTGGTGATGCCATTGTTTATGGTGACACCGACAGCCTGATCGGTTCGACAAAAATCGAATCTGAATTTTACGGAGCGGTTTCTATAGAAGATTATTATAAAAGAGGCACGGAGTTATTCGGTGGCGAAGACCTTGAAAATATGAAATCGTTAAATAAGTCGTTTGTTGCAACTGTGGATGGTCTAGATAAAGTTAAATCATATGATGAAAAAAATAAGAAACCGATATTTAGAAAAGCTTCAGTACATCGCCATAAAGTTTCTAAACCGAAATGGAGATTGGTGACAGAATCTGGAAAGGAAGTGATTATTACTGATGATCATTCTTTGGTTGTAATGAGAGACGAAAAACTAACTGAAGTTAAACCTTCTCAGGTTGATCCGGAATCTGATCAAGTTGTTTCTCTCCTGTAGACATTTTAGGTTTTGATTTCTTCTTCAATTTGACCTCTTTGATATAAAATATTATACGGAGCCGTCTCCGTAAATATTAGGGAGGGATAATGGACAAAGATATTTATGTTGAATGTTTGGTTCACTTCACGTGCAATACGAATCAAATGTGTTTATGGAATTTAAAAGATAGCCGTCCAAACTTTTTTGATATTGCTTGCGCTAAAAAGAGGAAGATAATCGAATTTAATGGAGATTATTGGCATGCTAATCCTGAGTTATATGAGGCAAGTGATTTAGTTGGCATGGGCGAGAAATCTAAAGCTTCGGATGTCTGGCTTAAAGACAATTCAAAAATCGACAACGCAGAGGCTAGGGGTTATGCTGTCTTTGTTGTTTGGGAAAAAGATTGGAAAGAAGACCCGGAAGAAGTGTTGAATAAAGTAGAGGAATTTTGGAAATGATTTTTCAAAGTTATAGCTGAAGGAATTGAATGGGAGTGGTATGATAGAAAAAATTGAAACAATTGAACAAATCGGTGAGTTTGAAGATGAATGGGTATATGATTTAGAGATTGACGAAGAGGATTCACCGGATGAAATCAAACAGACGTTCTTTGCGAACGATGTTCTTGTGCATAACTCTGCGTATTTCTCGACTTGGAAATTCATGCAAGAAAATAACATCGACTTTTCTTGGTCTAAAGAAGACGTCACTAATTTGTACGATCAAATTGCTGACCAAACAAACCAGTCATTCCCTGGAAAGATGGATGAAATGTTTCACTCAGGACTTGAACGTGGTGGTATTATTCAAGCTGGTCGTGAACTTGTTGGTACTCGTGGTTTGTTTGTAGCAAAGAAAAGATATGCAATTATGGTTTACGACAACGAAGGTTATCGTGAAGACACAGACGGAAAACCAGGCAAGCTTAAAGTTATGGGACTCGATATCAAACGAGCCGACAGTTCCAAGGCGGTTCAAGACTTCCTAAAGGATTGTGTTGAGTATGTACTTGATGGTGGCGACGAGGACGGACTCAAAGAAAAGATCAAGAATTTCAGAACCGTATTCAAGAGTCTACCGCCTTGGGAAAAAGGCTCACCAAAGTCAGCAAACAAAATGTCTGAATATACGGAATTGTTTGAGAAACTAGGCAAGGGAGCGAAACTCCCAGGGCACGTTCGAGCGTCAGTTAATTGGAATATGCTGAGCAAAGCAAACAAAGATTTCTACGCAACGAAAATCTCAGACGGTTCGAGAATTGTAGTCTGCAAGCTAAAGCCGAATAATCCTTTGAACATGACAAGTATCGCATATCCGGTAGGTGAATTAAATCTTCCTAAATGGTTTAAAGACTTGCCATTTGATGATGATGCAATGGAAGCTTCGGGAGTCGAGAAGAAACTCAAGAACATCTTCGAAGTATTGCACTGGGAATTACATATCGGAGAAGCAGCGCACTCTGAAGTTTTGAATTCAATGTTCGAATTCTAATTATTGACAGACTCGATAGTAATCTGTTATTGTATTAAAAATTAACACAAACAAGGAGACCCAATGAAAAAATATCTACAGGATATTGTAAGATGCACTTCCGGACTTGAGTTCGGGGTTGTTAAAGTTGAAGGCAACGACAAAGAGACCAAATATCAATCAGTTTCAGACGACAGAACAGTTATTGTTTCGGCAACAGCAAATGAAGTTGTTGACGATTTTAAAGGTGTGTTCGGACTTTCGAACTTAGCTCTTCTCGGTGGCTTGACTGGTTCAAAGTCATTTAAAGGTGACGATGCAACGGTTACGGTCAGTAAAATCAATCGCGACGGAAAAGACATTCCAGCAGCTTTCGTATTTGATAATGACTCGGGAATGCACGGCGTTTACCGTTTGATGTCCGAACAAGCTATTCCGAACCAACCGAAGTTTACTGGAACGACTTATGCGATCGAAATTGATGAGCCTGCTAAGCAGAAGATTACTGAATTCGCAGAAATCGCGACTTTGTATTCAGCCACAGAAGAAAAGTTCACGCCGAAGATTGTTGACGACAATTTGATCTTTGCAATTGGCGACGAGAACTCAGCTTCCCACTCTGCATCGGTTATGTTCCAAAAGGACGTAGGCACTGCATATAAAGGCGGTTTCTCATGGCCTACTTCTCAGGTTTTGACAATTCTCAAGCTAGCAGAATCCGGTGACTCTTCTTTGTCATTGTCTAATGACGGTGTAATGAAAGTTGATGTCGATACTGGTATTTCCAAGTGGGAATTCTTACTTCCGGGCCACACTGTTTAAACGAGTAAATAACGGAATCTGTACCAAGGATTTCAATACTTTACCGAACACAAAATCGGAGTGACATGTCAGACATAGATCGTAAGAATTATCGAGAAAATCGGCCCTTTAATGAAAGTCTAGCAAAACAGACTACAGATTATTGGGCCGGCAATCGAGATCCAAGACTAGATCCAGAAGATCCACAGGCAGCATACGCTGTCTATCTTCCGGCAACGTCAAGCAACTATGTGGTATATTCGCATAGACAGAAAGTAGAAGAATTTGGTATGAAGTCGGCTGGCTACGATAAAGGTCACCGACTTCCTGCTTCTTGTCATCCAGATGGGGATGAACTGAATTTCTATCAAAAGGATTCCGGTTCATTCTTTTATGGAGCAGGTTTGTATTCTTCAGGCCACGCTACTCTTGACATTGAGAAATCAAAAAGTCGAGAGTCTTTTGTTCATGAAAGAGATCCTTCCGTTACGATGGTGGGTGACTCTGGTGGTTTCCAATGGGCAACCGGTACATGGAAAACTGATTGGTCTAATCAAGCAAGTATTGAGAAAGTTCGTTCAACAGTTTTGAACTGGCTAGAATATACAGCAGATTATGCCATGATCTTGGATATGCCTACCGCTGCTATTTCCCGGAACAAGGATTGGGACACCATCTACAATATGATGAAGCACCGGTATTCTAATACTGGTCCATACAAACCAACACAAGCGTGCCTAGACTTTACTCTTGAAAATGCTGATTACTTTATTCGAAACCGAACTGAAGGTGCTGTCAAATTCTTGAACGTGCTGCAAGGTAGATCAGTTTCAGAAGCTGATGCTTGGTTTGATGCAGTTAAGCATCTACCGTTTGAGGGTTGGGCTTTTGCTGGTAAGAACGCAATTGACTTTGAAATGATTTGTCGAAGACTGATTGTTCTGCGTGATGAAAATCTTCTAGACGCTGCGAGACACTGGGTTCACATCCTAGGAGTAAGTCGTATTGGATCGGCCGCTCCGTTGACACAAATTCAAAGAATCCTTCGTAAACAAGTTGATCCAAAGATTACAATTAGTTTTGATTCTAGTTCACCGTATTTGGCAACAGCAAACGGATTGAGTTATACCAGAAACGTATTCAACAATAAGCGATTCACATTTATTATGGACTCGTGTGTTGACGACAAGGATTTGACAGGATCGAATACACCTTTATGTGATTGGTTGCAAGAAACATACGGATCAACACCAGAAGATTTGACTTGGGCATCCAGAAATCTAACCGTCGGTGACATTTGCACAAAAGGTCATGACAAGGAATCGTCAAGTTCTTGGGACACGGTCTCTTATATTTTGATCATGAATCATAATACCGAGATGCAACTCAAAGCAATCCAAACCGGCAACAGAATTTATGAAGGCTCTGAGCCAGCATTTACCACTGTTCAAGACGGGTTGTTCACACATGAAGAAAAGAGAATTCTTCCTGGTCTTGAGTTTATGCGAGAAATCGTATTGCCTGAGATTTTTGAGAGTGAAAAGCCGATGGACACGATCAAGAAATATAAAACTTTCCTAACTGGTCGAGACAAAGTTCACGGCACAATTAACGGAACAAAGACTGGACTGTCATTCAGTGATGACACGTTCTCGGAAAACTTTGAATGAGAGTAGCATTTGTAATTAGCAAATCCCATCTTCACCCTAATGGTGGAATTGGGCAATTCGCTAAATCTTTTTTAGAAATGGCTGAGTCACTTGGTTGGTGTGTTGACTTTATCCTTGACATGCCGGCCAGGAACAATGATCCGTTGGTTGATTATATTCAATCAAGAGGGTGCAAGTTCATTGTTCCGGACCAGCCAATTTCGTATAGCAGGCACACCAGTCTTTTCCAGTTTGGTGATTCGTTTAATATCGAGAAGATGTTGAACTTTCAGAACGCCTTAACTAAAGCATTCACTAGATTTATGTATGACTTGGTGATTTCGAATACACCCGAAGCGACCCCTGCTTATCAGTTCATGGATTTATATCATTACTGTCCTTTGATTCACTATACTCATATCGAGAATAGTGTTTTCTTTGACGCTGAACCGAATGACACTTTCCGTCCTGCGCATACAGCTTTCCTTAGAAACTTGAACACTTGCCCGGGCGTGATTGTTGGTACTCAGTCCAAACATAACGCTGAACTAATTAAGACTAGATTCCCTGAATCCAATGTCTTGCCTTTACCTATGCCAGTTCCTGAATTAGATTTGTTGGAAGATGATTTTCCGGAACAGTCAGGGGTTTTGTTTATTGGTCGACATGAAGACAGAAAGAATCCAAAATTATTCGTAAAGACTGTGGCCGAGGCGGGACTTCCGGCTAAGGTTTTAACCAAACCAAACTCTGTACCGAAATTCGAGAAGATGTTTGCTGAACATGGAGTTACTGACTATGAAATCAAAGCCGGGATCATTGGCAAGGAGAAAACAGACTTCATCAAATCTGCTCGGGTTGCTTTCCATCCCGCTCTTCGTGAGTCTTTTGGTTTTAGTGCTTTTGAGTCACTACATTCTTGCCCTACTCTTCTTGTTGAAGAGTATCATTGGTGGGCTAATTTTAAAGACATGGGTGTCGAAACGTGCACAAAGAAAACAGCAAAAGAAAAATTGCTTGAACTCTACAACCAAAAACCAGATCCGAGTAATCGCGTCAAAAGAATGAAAGAAGTTCACGACGAAACTTATCGTCTATGGAAAGATCTAATCGATTCGCTAGTGATTAAGTCAGCAGATAAAATAGGAAAAAACACTCTGCATTCTACACTTGAGGAACACAAAACCATTAGGCTTCATGACTACTGGTTCAAGCACTTAAATAGAACTATGCCAAACATTCCTGACTTTGAATCAGTTTGGTATAAGAAAGCACATTTTAAAGTCATTCAAACTGAAGACGATACCTGGATATCAATTGAAGACGATCCGGAGATTCCTGACAAACAAGGAGTAGGGTTGTTTGACTTCTAAGGTTGTTCATTGTAAACGAGAACCTTATGATATCTACATTGGTCGCCCTTCGAAATGGGGAAACCCTTTTGAAATTGGTTGCGATGGTGACAGACAGCAGGTAATCCAAAAATATACCGAATGGGTAGTCAAGCAAGAAAATTTGCTTGGCTCTATCCATGAACTAGAAGGTAAAGTATTGGGTTGTTGGTGTCGTCCAAAAGAATGTCACGGTGATGTATTGATTGATTTGCTGGAAGTAATGAAAGAATATTGATTCGTATCGATACTTTCGTTATAATAACAAATAATAAGGAGACACTATGAATAGACCTATGACAGACAGAAAGACCGAAATCTTAGTTGAGGGTGAATGGAAACAGATTCACTTCAAAGAACTTAAGATCGGTGATACCTTCAGACTATTTGACGGAACGATTAATCCTGTTAGATACAAGGGAAAATATAATTTTGTCGCTACATCGGAACCGTATGTAAGCGGCCTCGGAACTTTGGAGATAGAAATTGAAGAGTCTTAATATCAAGAAATTTATTGAAGTTGGTTTTCAGAAAGAGGGTATTCATAAATATCCCGCTGCAGCCACTGATCCAAAACTAAAGACCGGAAAATGGGATGACGTTTCATTTCTAGCAAATGACCATAGTCATATTTTCCACTTTTGGGTTAGAATTTCAGTTGACCACAGTGATAGAGACATTGAGTTCATTCAGTTCAAACGCTGGCTTGAATATAAAGTAAGCAAACGACTAGATCTTAATTATCGTTCATGTGAAATGTTGGCTGAAGAATTAGCAGAAGTCATTTTGAAAAGATATCCTGGCAGAGAATTAGAGATCCGAATTTCAGAGGACGGACACCAAGGTGCAGTTTTGCAATTCACTGAAGAAGAAGTAGAAGAAGAAGTTTCAAAATGTTCTCATGTTTCATGCTGACAAACATCGAATTTATTCCGCAATTTCGGTTTGACGATTAATGAAAAATACTGTTTGGATCCTATCGCTAGAGCCAATTGACACACGCTATACGCGTCAGTGGCACGATCATCTTCCAGAAAAGATGCGTGAATGGTTTGATGGCGATATAAAAGTTAGGCAGATCGACGGAGAACAAGTCCCTGCTAAACCATCACCCGGTGCCTTCTTAGATTTTGCAGCAACAAACATTTGGAAGTCAACTCAGTTGGCAAAGTTGATGCATAAGATTCAAGATCAAGAAGTCAAGAAAGGTGACTATGTGTTGGTTACTGATGCATGGAATCCAGCAGTACTTCAGATTAGATATACAAGTGACCTCTTAGGATTAGAATTGAAACTCGGTGGTATTTGGCACGCTGGATCCTATGATCCGAATGACTTCTTAGGAAGAGCATGCGGTGGTGTTGAGTGGACACAGCATACAGAACAAGCATTGTATGCTGCGTTTGATGATAACTATTTCGCAACCGATGAACACATCGAATTAATGAAGAAAACATATGAATTAACTGATCCGGTTAGAACAGGTTTCCCATTCGAATACTTTCAAGAAACCTTCGAGCCGTATCAACATTTAGAAAAAAGAGACTTAATCCTTTTCCCGCATAGGATTGCTCCGGAAAAGAGACTAGACATTTTTAAATCACTGGCCGAAAGAATGCCAGAATACGAGTGGGTTGTTTGTCAAGAACAAGAACTCACTAAAGACGAATACCACACGTTGCTCGGAGAAAGCAGATTGGTATTCAGCGCTAACCTTCAGGAGACTTTAGGAATTTCAATGATGGAAGGCATCATGTGCAATTCCTTTCCAGTCATGCCTGAACGTTTGAGTTATCCAGAAATGTACGACGATGATTTCCTCTACCCTTCATGGTGGGCGTCTTCTGAGTCTGAAAATCTTGATAAACTCGAAGCACACATTAAAGTTCTGATGAGTTGTTGGAAGGAGAAGCCTTCAGAACTTTTGCTTACGATTGCCGAGCAGCGTAAGCGTCTTGAAAAAAATTATTTGACTGCAAGTATCATGTATGATAAAATTAAGTCAAACATCAAAGGAGTATAAACATGGACGATAAAACTCGCGTAATCCAGCGCATCCGATCTACCCAACTAGATAATTCCGAAACTAACTTAACTGATCCCAAAGTCAATGATCCAACGGTAAATGAAATTAAAGATGCCATGATCGCGGTTGAAACCGAATACAAAATGTCTGAGATCATCAGAGATAGAATTCTAAAATACAACGAAGCGGTAATTGAAGACGAAGAAGAAGTTACTTTCCGTTGCAACGATAACATTTCAGCGTTCATTAAAGACGAAGAAGAACTTGATTGGTTAGTTGATGAAGTCACAAAAAACATGGAAGCTGTTCTTAGATCTTTGGTTATTGATGTCGACAACGATCATAATACCAGAGACACCGCGCGCCGCGTGGCAAAGATGATGGTTAAAGAAACCTTCTCTGGTAGATTTATTCCAGAACCAACCGTAACTGCATTTCCTAATATGGGTTACGCCGGACTTTATACGACAGGTCCGATCTCGATTAGATCGACTTGCGCTCACCACTTCCAGAACATTGTCGGAAAGTGTTGGGTCGGGGTGGTTCCTGATAAGGAAGTTATTGGTCTGAGTAAGTTCAACAGAATCGTTCATCACATTGCTGAGCGTCCACAAATTCAAGAAGAATTGACTACTCAGGTAGCAAAAGCATTGAAACGATTCACAAAATCAGAAAACATTGCTGTGGTGATTAAAGCTGAGCACCATTGCATGACTCATAGAGGTGTCAAAGAACACGAATCGGATATGGTAACGACATTACTGTCAGGTAGCTTCGAAGATAACGATGCTCTGCGTGCAGAATTCTATAGCATCATCCAAAACTTAAGGAGTTTCTAATGGCAAAAGACAAAAAGAAGAAAAAGAAAAGTATAGAGAACGATATAGAGAAGGCTGCACCGGCGATCGTTCCTGGGCATGAACAAGCTGCTCTCGCTTCTACTAAACCGATTATAGAAGAAATACGAAAACGAGAAATTGACTACATGCGTCAGGCAGTTACGCCCGAAATGAAAGAGGCCTTGACGGATTGGGTATCAGCAGTTAATCTCGGCAAAGCATATGATTATGTGATGCATATTGATGAAAAAAGTAATCCGGATTGGATGAATAACTACAGAACGTCGACTGCATTGCAATTCATGGCTGGTGTATTCATAAAAACCGGTTTGTCAAAAGAACGGGTTTATGCAATTATGAATGATGAAGAAAAAGTGGTTGTTCAAACGGAATCTGAATTCAATGAAACCGTGTCCGTGTTAGCAGAAACAAAAATTCAACTTCAGAAAGCCAGACTGACAAATAACGGTCTTATGAGGATAGTAACTGATCTCGAAGACTTTAAAGGCAAGGTTCGTTTTGCTAGTTTTTGGATGCGTCTCAAATATCTGTTTAAAGGAGAAATTTAAATGTTCGGTGCCGTTGTTGGTGATGTTATTGGTTCGCAATACGAATTCAATAACGTGAAAACAAAAGACTTTCCGTTATGCAATGGCCGGATCGTTGGCTGAGTGCGTCTACGAAATTCCAAAAGAAATTAAAGAATTCACCCGGCAACGACTAACCCCCCGGAATTCGAAGAAATTTTAACACGATTTGCAAAGGAAAGGCCGATACAAATATGGCTATAAGCTACACACATGAACAATTCAAAGGCGACATTATTGAAATGGCTAGACAGATGCATCGGGATAATTTCTTCCCTGATGTCGTCGCAGGAATCAGCCGCGGAGGTTTGGTCCCAGCAGTTTATTTCGGACAATGGTTCCAAGTTCCGGTCGTCGAAATTAGATGCTCCCTTAGAGACCAAAAAGAAGATGTGAATCTTTACCATCTGAGAAAGAACGTAGGCAAAAAAATTCTGGTCGTCGATGATATTATTGACGGCGGCGAAACTATGCGTCGGGTAAACGAACACGATTTCTTAGGTCGACAGAAATTTGCTAGCATGTGGTTAAACACTGCACAAGATTTCTCACCTAATTATTACGCACGTGAAATCAACCGCCTAGAAGACGAAAGTTGGATTAATTTTCCTTGGGAGAACTTCTGGATTAGTGCTTGACATTTGTCAACTTGATGTTATCTTATACAGACAATGAGGAACAGGAGTTACCCAAATGAAAATTCGTTTTAAATGGTATACGAACAGTTTAAACGAGCGTATTGGTGACGTGGTTTTGGTCTATGGTTACTGGAATTTCGAGCGTTGCGTTGGTAAGCTGTCCCAACCGAAATCCAACTTAACTGAGGCCGTTGTTGATTATGACGGCATATTGGTTAAACTGGCCGGTTCGAAGATGGGTGAGTTGAAAAATGAAATTCTGAATCGGTTACTTGATCGCGACAACGAAATGATTACGGTGAAGAATTGTTTGACCGACACAGAGTGCCAAATCCGCAGGGGCGACCGTGGAACGGTTTGCGATCCTAGCACAGAACGTTTTTACACTTTCTAATGAATATTTGGTCACAATACCTTTTTAAGAAATGGTTAGCTATTTTTAGGTATTGTGACCAAAATTCCTGTAATCCGACTCCCAAATTGAAACAACATTGAACCCGGCCTCGTGTAGATTAGATTCTTTTTCTTTGGTTTTTTGATAAAGAACGCCGAAAGAACATTTTGTGACCGGATTTATTTCTTCCGAATCGTATTTCTTAGGATTTCCGTGCCAATAATCACCGTTGAATTCGTAAACGGTATTGGTCTTTGGGTCGAACCCATCTACGAAATAATTCTTTTTCCCGATTTTGATTTTCCATTGTCGGTATTTAGAAGGAATTTCAAAACTGTCTAACCATTCAGATTCGATTTTAGATTTTCCGGTTTTAGTGCAACCCGGACAGCATATTTTATTTGCAAAAACTCTGATAATTTTTTTCTTAAAAATTCCGTGATTCAAACATTCGAGTTTGATTTCATCAAATATACTAAATTCCCCCGTCGAAACCAGACTTATATTTTCAAAATTATTGACAAGAAATTGGGTTATTTCGGTGTCTTTTACAATCCGGGTTGATCGCTTAATATGTTGTTCTTTTTTACATTCAGGGCACGTTTCTTTGGTTGTATTCAAAAGATGTTGGTTAGCCTTTTGGTCAAACCATAATTGGTGGTTTTTACAGAAAATTTGAACAGTGCCTGTTATTTTTGAATAAGATGACTCTAAATAAGAAAATGTTCTTCCGTGCCTTTTGATAGCCCGTTTTAGATATTCTTGAAAATCAATTGCTTTGTCTGCGTTTGAGCATTTCCTACAAAGAGTTCGATCTCTTTTGATCATTTTTTTGGGATCAGCACAATATACTCCGTGGTTCGGGCACGAGATTTGAATAGTTGATCCCTTTTTGAAATCGTAATTTGATAAATCGTATTCGAAAATTGGTTCGATACGTCGAAGTCGCGTTATCATTTCATTCTTTTTTTCTTCTAATTCACACTTAGGACAACCTCGACCTTTAAGATGAAGATATAAACTGGCATTGAATTTTCCGTGCCTGCTGCATTCCAAATTAAGATTACCGGAACTTATTTCAGATTCTTCGTATTGAAATTTACCATGGATCGATTTCAACTTTTTGATGATTGAATAAATTTCGTTTCCATTTGACTTTCGAATTTTCGCAGCTGTTTTCTGACTTGCCGATTTTCTGCCGCAATCAGGACACCCGCACCCGATTACATGGTCGTTTGCAATTTGTTCGAAAATTCCGTGATCTGGGCAAATTATTTGAACTTTTTGTCGCCAACCGGTATATTCTTTTATAAGAGAGTAATCATATCTACTCTTATGTTTTTCTTTTGCTTTCTCTTTCCATTCTTCGGTAGTTCTTTTCCTAGGCATCCTGTAATCCTTTTTATTCCTTACCCTTGTATTTATAAATTGACATTCGAGTTCGTTTACTTTATGATAAGATATGATTTGTAATAAATGTGGAAAAAGATATGATTTGTAATAAATGTGGAAAAGAAATGAACGAGAAAAAATATCGTTACTCTGAAATTTTCGGAGATACTGTGCAAGGCGAAGGTCATTATACCGGTGTTCCTACAGTGTGGCTACGTTTCTGGGGATGCAACTTCAATTGTCAGGGATTTGGTCAGAAAGATCCAACTGATCCCAAAACTTGGGTGACCGAATACGCTGATTTGGATATATCCGGATACAAGTCAATGCATGAGCTGCCGATCCTAAGGTTTGGTTGTGACTCTGCATATTCGTGGGCAAAGAAATTCTCCCATTTGGCAAAACAAGAGACCGCCGCTGAGATTTGTGATCGGCTCGAAGATCTTCTGAGAAACGAACGAAACCCGGACGGTAAGTTTATACACCCGGTGTCGGGACAGGCTACTCATATGGCGTTTACTGGCGGCGAGCCTATGATGAATCAATCAGCGATGGTTGACATCATTAATGAGTTCAAAGCACGCGGTAATGTCCCGCCGAATGTTACCGTTGAGACAAACGGCACGATTCCTTTGCGTGACAACGTGAGAAAACTGATTTTTGACAATTATGCTAATCATCCAGATATTGATGAATGGTTTTGGTCGTGCAGTCCCAAACTATCAGCCTCCGGTGAGCCTTGGGAAAAGGCGATTAACCCTGATATTCTTTCGGCGTATAATACGTGTTCAAAGCAAGGTCAGTTGAAATATGTAGTTGACGGGACTGAAAAGAGTTGGGATGAAGTAGAAAAAGCTACTAAACTTTATCGTGCAAAAGGCATTTTATGGCCGGTTTGGATTATGCCAGTTGGGTCTGCTGGCGATCAGCAAGAAGAAATACAGGCAGAAGTTTGCGAAGAAACCACACGCCGTGGATATAACTTTGCAGCTCGGGTTCATTCTTGGCTATTCGGTAACAGAATGGGAAAGTGATATGAAAACAGATTGGGAAGAAAAACTGCGTATTGATAATTTACTAGCTGATGCAATTAAATCTGCAGAAGAACTCGCAACCATCCGTGAACGCATGCGTTGTGCTGAAATAGCTAGAACTCAATTTCTAATCACACCAAACGGAAAAGATTGCGGCGAGGCTATCGCAAAGAAAATAGAAAATGTCTGATTTAGATGAAACTTTGAAAATGCTAAAACGTCTCGCAGCGTCGGTTAATCATACCATAATTGAAGACGAAGTGGCGTTGCTTTTGAAAAAGAGAAAACTTGAAAGAAAGAAA